GTTTATACATATTCGTGGGATAAAGCAAGATGGGAGAGATTAAAAAGAGAAGGTTGGATAGAAACTTGGAGGCATAGGAATCGTACGACGATAATGTACTCCGTGTTTAAAACCTCTTGGAAATGCTCTCAAATGATAAGTAGAATTTACAGGATACTGTTAGGAGAAGAAGATTTACCAGTATCAGAAAGAAGTGTATTTTATAATAATAAATCATATACAGACAAAGTTTATAATAAAGCTATAGATGATATGATAAAAGATAAAGATAGATAATATGGCTTACAAAATGAAAGGACCTTCTTTGTATAAAAAACCTGTTGGACCAATAGCAACAAAGAAAAAAATAAAAGAAAAACCTGGAGAAGTTGAAATTGACCCTGGTTTTGAAGATCCAATAAAAATACAAAAACTACAAAGAGAAGGGCTAATACCAGGTTCTCAAAAATTTGGAAAAAAGAAATAATATGGGATTTAAACTAGGATCAGAAAGAGGTAATCATGCTATCAACGGAGAACTTAAAACAAAATTAAACTTTGTTAGAAAATCTCAAGATAGTGCTTCTGTACCAGGTGTTCCTATTATTAGAAAAAAATTAGAAGAAGGTATTATGGGTGAAGCGAATATGGATGGAAGTATCTATATTAGTGAAGATGTAATACCTGGTAGCGCGCAAGAACGAGAAGTGCTTAACCATGAAATGAGGCACGCTACAGACATGAAGGTTGGAAAACTTAAATACAGTGATGATGATATCAAGTATGATGGTACAACATTTCCAAGAAAAACAATAAACGGCAGGGATATGATACACTATAATGGTAAGTGGGTCGAGGCTGGTAGCAAAAAGTTTCCTTGGGAACTCGATGCAAATAACGGTAATAAATAACAATTAAAACAAAAAGAATAACATGGCAACATTAACACCAACGTTAACATTATCATCTTCAGATATGAATGGAGATGTATTAAACCTTTCCGTGACAGATTCACTATCTATTCTTGGTCAGGTAACAACAAAACAAGTAGTAGCAACAACAACAGGAGTTGTATTTGCGGCTGCAGCAGGATATACTAAATCTTATGTATATTTAAAAAATCTTAGTACAACCGCTGCTGAGATTATGACAATAGAAAAAGCAGATGGCGGTGATGAGTATATGACTTTAGGAGCAGGAGAGTTTGCATTTTTTCCTTGGGCTTCAACAGTTGATTTAGCTGTAGACGCAGCTCAAGGATCACCTGTGTTAGAAGTTAGAATATATCAGGAATCAGCAGCTTAGTAATAATAAATAAATAAATAAATAAATATGGCAACATTAACACCAACACTTACGCTTGCTAGTTCTGATGTATTTGCTGACCAGCCTTTAGCGCTAACAGTAACAGATAGTTTAACAGTGCAAGCACCAATGACAGATATTTCCAGAATGAATACCAATGATGATATTGGTAATGGAGCAGGAATTATAGTTCCAGAAGATACTAACCAGTATTATGTTTACTTGAAACACACTGGTATTTTAGCGTCAGATGGTACATCAGCTGCAAACGCAACAGCAGATTTTGTAACTTTTAGTGACGCAGACGCTACCGCTGGAGGTTTAGTAGTAAAATTATTTCCAGGAGAATTTGCTTTTTTTCCAATAAAAGAAGGAGACGGTGCAGCTGGCTCCGGTGGGGACGGTGGTTTAAAAGTAACGGCAGGTTCAGCAGAAGTTCAAATGAATTACGCATTCTTTAAAAGATCTTAATTATGGCATTTAAAATGAAAGGATCTTCCTTATATGGGAAGTTAAAATTAAACAGGGATATGGACAAATCATCTAAAGATGATGGTAGAGCTAAATCATCTGCTTTTCAAAAAAAAGCGGACTTAAGAAAAAAAGAAGGTTTAGGTCCTAGAGCCGCGAAAGGAAAAGACGATCAAAGTAAAGAACTAGCTAAGTCTAGATATGAAATGGGTAAATACAAAAATGACCCAACTAAAAAGAATAGACCTGAGCCAACGTATCCAGGTACTGATGAGTATAGAAAAGAAAAAGATATACCAAAGTCAGAATTCAAAGCAAGGGGAATTAAAAAATAAATTATGCTAGATAAAATATTTGGAGGCGGCGCTGCTGAACTTGTAAAAGGCGTGGGTAGTGTTATAGATAATCTACACACATCTAAAGAAGAAAAACTTGAAGCTGAGCAAAAGATTAAAGATATGATTATGGGTTACGAAGCAGAGATGCAAAAGCAAGTAACTGAAAGGTGGTCTATGGATATGAAATCTGATTCTTGGCTTAGTAAAAATATAAGGCCTTTGGTTTTAATATTTTTAGTAGTATGCACTATGTTGTTAATATTTGTTGATGCTGGTGTAATAAAATTTGAAGTAAAAGACACTTGGGTGGATCTTTTGCAATTAGTATTAATAACTGTGATCGGTGCCTATTTTGGCGGTAGATCACTAGAAAAAGTAAAAAAATAAAATTATGGGACAAAATTCAACAGAAGTAGCTTATGGATTTGGACAAATGGGTAGTATTCACGGTCAAACAGCTAACTCAATATACCCTCCAAATGGAATGGTTATTGTAGCTATTCAATTTTTAGCAGATAATACTCCAACTGTACTTAGACCTGAAGCACAAGGCGCTGGAGCTGTAGATCATTTCCAATGTGTCAACACGGAAGCGGCTGGTCACAATGATGGTGATGCTCAACAGGCTATAAGTGACGCATCAGCAAGTAATTCTCAAACTTTAACCGGTGCTAACGCTGCTATTAAAGTAGGTATGCAAGTATATTCTGATACAGAAGATTTATGTGAAAATAAATCAACAAATACGCCTAGATGTCTTGTTACAAAAGTAGATGGAACAGCTATTGAATTTAATAGAGCTGTAACAGGTAGTACTAGTACGTTGACTTTTTCTAGTGAAACCGGAGATGGAGGTGAAGATGCTACTGGTATAAAATATCCTAAAGGTATGACTATATACGGTAGATGGACAGAGGTTAAACCTGAAGCAGATGCTGATGGAGGTGTAATTTGTTATCTTGGATACTAATGTTAGGATTAGGGAATAGTATAACTGGAGGGGCTGCTTTATCAGAGTTTCTACCTAGTAATTTAAGTAATTTAGGTATATGGCTTCGAAATGATACTAGTATTACTTCATCAGGAGGTCCAGCCACAGTAAGCCAATGGGGTGATTCTTCTGGCAATGGAAGACACGCGGTGCAAGATACATCTACAGAGGAAGCTTTATTAGTAAGTGGTGGTTTAGATTTAAGTAGTGTTGATCCAGAAGATTTTTATGTTTTTACAGAAGATACAAATGCACATTTAGACATTGGCGGTAGTAATGCTTTTACTTTATCAGCTGTTATTAGAAGAGAAGGAACAGCTGGGGATGACAACGCTATAATTGGTGGTGAAGGGAATAGCCAATACATAGCGTTTAAATCTGAAACACAAGTAGTAATTAGTGCTAATAGTCCGAGTTTACAAAGCACTTTTAATTTTGGAGCTGGTACATTTGAAATCAACAAAGAATTTGTAATTACTATAACAAAAGACACTAGTGGTGATTTTATATTTATGAAAGATGGGGCTACGATATCAACTACTTCTACGTCAGATCCAACAAATACTGGCGCTAATGTAGTTAAATATCTTGGTAATAGACATCCGGGTACTTCAACAGGATCAATGACTTTTGAAGGTAAAATAAAGGAACTTGTAGTATATAGCTCTCAATTAACTGGTGGTGATTTAACAAATTTAAATAATTACCTAACAACTAAATTTGCATCTACATTAGGTGCTTAAAATAAATATTAACAATTAAATTAAATAAAATGGCAAAAACAAAAAAGGATGAGATAATAGATCTCAAGCCTGAAACAATCAATAAAGAGCATCTAACAGAGATGCAAACACTCGTCAGTAGAACAAATGAAATAACAATGCAGCTAGGTAGGTTTGAAGCGTCTAAGCATACATTATTACATCACTTAGCTGGTGTAAACGACGAGATGGTACTACTAAAATCAAAATTACAAAAAGAATACGGCACGGATGACATTAATATAATGAATGGTGCTATAAACTACGAAGAAAATGGCGAAGCTGATAAGAAAGATTAGTGTAGGTAAAGACTACAAAAATGATGCCATGCACTACTCTGTAGGACAGGAAGTTTACGGTGGACATACTATTTGTGATATATTAGAAGAGAAAGATAAATACTCTGTTTATATTAAAAAAAATAAAGATGTATTACCTTGGAAAGACTTCAATAAAAACATGGCTGTATCTGTAGAATATAACTTAGAGTACTAATGAAAAGTGTTTACAACTTTGTTGTAAAACCAAAAGGAAAAAGATATAATAATACTAAAGATATAGATGGTGTAGAGTTAATACTAAATACCGATGTATCTAATCATAAGCACACAAATAGAGAAGCTGTAGTTATATCAACACCAATCATTGGGGATACGAACATAAAGCCAGGCGATACCGTTATAGTACACCACAACGTTTTTCGTAGGTGGTATAATGTAAAAGGTATAGAGAAAAATAGTAAGTCTTATTTCAATGAAACTACTTATTTTATAACACAAGATCAAATCTTTTTATATAAAAGAAACGACAAATGGATAGCTCCAAAAGGTTATTGTTTTGTAAAACCTTTAAAAGCAATAGATCAATTTAATATTGAATCTGAAAAACCACTACAAGGCGTTGTTAAATATTCAGACAGTACAGTAGAGGTTGGTGATCTAGTTGGTTTTAGACCAAATAGTGAGTATGAGTTTGTCGTTGATAACGAAAGACTATATCGAGTTTTATCTAATTTTATTACAATTAAATATGAATATCAAGGAAACGAAGAAGAATATAATCCAAGCTGGGCATAAGGCTGTTGAAGAGTTAATTAAAGTAGCTAAAGAAGCCATTGTGGATTCAGACGATGATATATCAGCAGACAGACTTAAGAACGCGGCAGCTACTAAAAAACTAGCTATATTTGACGCATTTGAAATACTTAATAGAATACAAGAAGAAGAAAATCTACTTGAAGGTAAAACACCTGAAAAAGTAGAAAAGAAAACTTTCAAAGGATTCGCAGAAGGAAGATCCAAATGATATACGAGCAGAGTTTAGTTAAAACAATAGAACCGATTAAACGCACGACTATAAGTCGGCTTAACAAATCTAAAAAATGGAAATATGGATACAATAAAGAAAATGATATCGTGGTTATCTCTAAAACTGGAAAAATTGGAGAAGTGGTTGAAATCCAAGGTTTGCAAATTGGCTTGCCGTTGGAACCAAAAGGAGTGTACGTGCACCCCAAAAATAAATGGGTAAAACTAGATCAACCAAAAGAACTTTCAAGATTAAAAAACATATTTGATTGGAGAGGTTATCCAGAAGAACAAAAAGAACAATGGTTTGATTATATAGACGAAGAGTTTATAAGAAGAGATGAAGGGTTTTGGTTTACGAACAATGGCAAACCAACATACATAACAGGTGCGCACTATATGTACTTGCAATGGAGTAAAATAGATGTTGGTGCTCCAGACTTTAGAGAGGCAAACAGATTGTTTTATATATTTTGGGAGGCTTGCAAAGCGGATACCAGGTGTTACGGTATGTGTTACTTAAAGAACAGAAGATCAGGGTTTTCGTTCATGTCATCTGCAGAAACAGTTAATTTAGCTACAATATCAAGTGATAGTAGATATGGTATACTTTCTAAAACCGGTGCAGATGCTAAGAAAATGTTTACAGATAAAGTCGTTCCTATATCAATTAACTATCCTTTCTTTTTTAAACCTATTCAAGACGGTATGGATCGACCAAAGTCCGAATTGGCTTACAGGGTTCCTGCTAGTAAGTTTACGAGAAAAAAAATTACGGCAAATGAAAAACTCGAAGACATACAAGGATTAGATACAACTATTGATTGGAAAAACACAGGTGACAATAGTTATGACGGTGAAAAACTAGCTTTATTGGTACATGATGAAAGTGGTAAGTGGGAAAGACCTGATAATATTTTAAACAACTGGAGAGTTACAAAAACTTGTTTAAGATTAGGTAGTAGAATTATAGGTAAGTGCATGATGGGATCAACATCTAACGCACTAGATAAAGGAGGTGATAACTTTAAAAAACTTTACAATGCAAGTGATGTCACAAAGCGAAATAGAAACGGCCAAACAAAATCTGGTTTATACTCTTTGTTTATCCCAATGGAATGGAACTATGAAGGATTTATTGACGAATACGGAGTTCCAGTATTTACTACTCCTGACAGGGATGTGTTCGCACCAGATGGTGAATTAATAGATATAGGAGTTGTAGATCACTGGCAAAACGAGGCCGATGGATTAAAAGGAGATCAAGACGCTTTAAATGAATTTTATCGCCAATTTCCTAGAACTACAGAGCATGCCTTTAGAGATGAGACTAAAAATAGTATATTTAATCTCATTAAAATATACGAACAGATAGATTACAACGAAGAAATGTCTAGAACGCTAGGTATTAATCAAGGTAATTTTCAATGGGCTGGAGGTATTAAAGATACACAAGTAATATTTTATCCAGATCCAAAAGGTAGATTTAAAGTTAGCTGGGTTCCGCCTCAGCAATTACAAAATAGAGTGGTACTTAAAAACGGTGTAAAATACCCTGGTAATGAACACATGGGAGCATTTGGTTGTGACTCTTATGATATATCGGGGACTGTAGATGGAGAAGGTTCTAAAGGAGCATTACACGGCTTAACCAGGTTTAGTATGGAGGACGCTCCTGCGAATAGTTTCTTTTTAGAATACTTATCAAGACCACCTACAGCTGAAATATTTTTTGAAGACGTTTTGATGGCACTAGTATTTTACGGTATGCCAATACTTGCAGAGAACAATAAGCCTAGACTTTTATATTATCTAAGACGTAGAGGTTATAGAAAGTTTAGTATGAATCGCCCTGATAAAATTTGGAACAAATTATCCGTGGCAGAAAAAGAAGTTGGTGGTATACCAAATTCAAGTGAAGATATAAAACAAGCTCACGCAGCGGCAATTGAAATGTATATTCAAGACCACGTGGGCATAAAACAAGATGGGACACACGGAGACTTGTACTTTAATGATTTACTAAACGATTGGAGTAGATTTGATATAAACAAAAGAACTAAGTTTGATGCAACTATAAGTAGCGGGCTAGCTATCATGGCAAATAATAGACATTTATATGCGCCAAACCCTAAGATAGAAAAACAACCGCTAAATATACATATTTCAAAATATTCAAACAAAGGTGGTGCGTCTCAAATAATTAAACAAAAATATGAATAGAAGAACTGTAAATAGTTATTTTCCTAGTCAAGTTGTTAGCGATGCTGAGAAGATCAGTCATGACTATGGTTTAAAAGTTGCAAAAGCTATAGAGCACGAGTGGTTTAATACTGCTTCTAATAGTAATAGATACAACCAAAGTAGTAATGACTTTCATAGATTAAGATTGTACGCTAGAGGCGAGCAGTCTATTCAAAAATATAAAGATGAACTATCAATAAATGGTGATTTATCTTATCTCAATTTGGACTGGAAACCAGTACCAATAATTCCTAAGTTTGTAGATATAGTTGTAAATGGAATATCAGAAAGACTATATGACGTAAAAGCTTATTCTCAAGATCCAGCTGGAGTAAGTAAAAGAACTGAGTACATGGAAACTTTATTAAAAGACATGAAGCTCAAGCAGTTTGACGCAGCCACTAAAGAGGCGTTAAATATAAACTTAGCAAAAACTCCACCAGAAAAACTTCCAGACTCAGAAGACGAACTAGCTCTTCACATGCAACTTAGTTACAAGCAGGCTGTAGAAATAGCAGAAGAACAAGCTATAAACGTATTGTTAGAAGGTAGTAAGTATGAACTTATAAAGAAAAGATTTTTTTACGATCTAGCGGTTATAGGTGTTGGTGCTGTTAAAACAACTTTTAACACTTCTGAAGGTGCGAAAGTTGAGTACGTAGATCCAGCTGATTTGGTGTATTCTTATAGTGACTCTCCTTACTTTGACGATATCTATTACGTAGGAGAAGTAAAAGAAATACCTGTAAACGAACTTGCTAAGCAATTTCCATTTTTAGAACATGAAGATTTAGAAGAGATAATTAAAACTTCTAGTAAATATGTTAATGGTTATAAAAAAAATAAGCACGATTACGATAATAATAAAATTCAAGTTTTATATTTTAATTATAAAACCTATATGAATGAAGTTTACAAAGTAAAAGAAACAGCTAGCGGTGCAGCTAAAATCATACCAAAAGACGATTCATTTAATCCACCAGTAGATACTGAGTTTAAATTTTCAAAATTACAAAGATCTATAGAGTGCTTATATGATGGCGCTTTAATTCTTGGTACTAATAAACTTTTGAAATGGGAGATGGCCAAAAACATGATGCGTCCAAAAAGTGATTATACTAAAGTTAAAATGAATTATACTATTGTAGCTCCAAGAATGTATGAAGGGCGTATAGAATCACTTGTAAGCAGAATAACTGGTTTTGCTGATATGATACAACTAACTCATTTAAAACTTCAACAGGTGTTATCTAGAATGGTTCCAGATGGTGTGTATTTAGATGCAGATGGTTTAGCCGAGATAGATTTGGGCAATGGAACTAATTATAATCCGCAAGAAGCATTAAACATGTTCTTCCAAACAGGCTCTGTAATTGGTAGATCTTTAACACAAGACGGTGATCAAAACATGGGTAAAATACCTATACAAGAAATATCAAATGGCGCTGGCGCGGGTGGTAAAATGCAAGCTTTAATAAATAATTACAACTACTACCTTCAAATGATTAGAGATACAACTGGTTTAAATGAAGCTAGAGACGCTTCAACTCCAGATGCTAAGTCATTAGTTGGTATACAAAAAATAGCGGCTGCAAACTCTAATACAGCTACGAGGCATATATTACAATCAGGGTTATTTTTAACAGCGGAAACTTGTGAAGCTCTTTCTCTTAGGATATCAGATATATTAGAATTTTCCCCAACAAAAGATGCTTTTATACAAGCTATAGGTGTTCATAATGTAGCTACATTAAAAGAAATTTCCGAACTACATCTTTATGATTTTGGTATATTTTTAGAGTTAGCACCAGACGAAGAAGAAAAGCAGTTATTAGAAAACAATATACAAGCATCAATATCTCAAGGCGCAATAGATCTTGAAGATGCGATTGATTTAAGAAATATTAGAAACTTAAAGCTAGCTAATCAAATGCTAAAGATTACTAGAAAAAAGAAAGCAGAGCTTAAACATCAACAAGCTTTAGAAACGCAAAAAGCACAAGGCGAAGCTCAAGCACAAGCTTCTCAAGCAGCAGCACAAGCTGAAACTCAGAAGGCGCAACAAATGCACGGTATGACAATGCAGTTAGAGCAAACTAAAAGTCAATTAAAATCTCAGCAAATGATGCAGGAGGCTGAAATTAAAAAAGAGCTGATGCAAATGGAATTTGATTTTAACATACAGCTCCAGCAAATGAACATGGAGGAGGTTGATATGAAGGAAACTAGAAAAGAGGATCGTAAAGATAACAGAACAAAAATGCAGGCTTCACAGCAAAGTGAACTTATAGACCAAAGATTAAATAAAAAACCACCTAAAAAGTTTGAGTCATCAGGTAATGATATAATGACAGGAGACTTAGGTATGGGAGAGTTTGGTCCTAAATAAATTTATTAACTATTATTATATTATATTATGGCAAAAAAAGAAGAACCAATCGTAGATAACGATACTGGTAAAATTAAAGTAAAAGCAAAAAAAGAAAAACAACCAACTAGTAATGAAACTAAAGGTAATGTTACTAAGGTTAAAGCTAAAATGAAAAAACCAACTGAAGTTGTTGAAGACACAATAACTAAAGTTGATTTAAGTAAACCAACGAAACCAGAAGAAAATGAAGTTAAAGAAGATAACACTAACAACGAGGGAGTGGCTACAGAGTCTAAAGATGCCAACCCCCCACAAGAACAAGAAAAAATACAACCGGAAACAGAAGCACAGGAAACTCCAGTTTTAGAAGAGATTACAAAAGAAGAGTCTGCTGAAGTTAAAGAGATAACTGAAGAAGTTACTGAAGCTGTAAAAGAAAGTGTTGAAACCGGAAAAGAGCTACCAGAAAATATTCAAAAGTTAGTCGACTTTATGGAAGAAACTGGTGGTGATATTAATGATTATGTAAAGTTAAATAGAGACTATTCTAAAATGGACAACCATACTTTACTTAGAGAATACTATTCGGAATCTAAACCTCACTTAAATGACGAAGAAATTGGTTTTTTAATGGACGATCAGTTTTCTTACGATGAAGAGGCAGACGATGATAAAGAAATACGAAGAAAAAAACTAGCGTTAAAAGAGCAAGTTGCTGACGCTAAAAACCACTTAGACGGGTTAAAGTCTAAATACTATGAAGAAATTAAAGCTGGAAGTAAGCTCACAAATGAGCAGCAGAAAGCAGTTGATTTCTTTAATAGGTACAATAAAAATGAAGCGGAATCAAAGAATAAAAAAGATAGTTTTTTAAAGAAAACAGATAATGTTTTCAATGATAAATTCAAAGGTTTTGAATACAACGTCGGAGAAAAAAACTATAGATTCAACGTTAATAACACAGGTGAAGTGAAAAACACGCAAAGCGATATAAACAATTTTGTCAAAAAGTTTTTGAATAATAATGGTGAAATGTCCGATGCTGAAGGTTATCATAAATCACTTTACACCGCGATGAACGCTGACGCTATTGCAAAGCATTTTTACGAACAAGGCAAATCTGATGCTATGAATGATAGTATTACAAATGCTAAAAATGTAGATATGACACCAAGACAAAGTCATGGAGTTGTAGAAGCAGGAGGTTTAAAAGTAAAAGTGTTAGGCGAGGATTCTTCTGACTTCAAATTTAAAATTAAAAGTAGAAAATAAATAACAATTTAAAAATTAAAAAATTATGGCAATTACTGCAGGAGATAATTTGAATAGCACGCCTTCACATATACAAAAGGCGTTATCTTCAAATTACTTAGATCTTTCATCTACAAGTGGATGGGGTCAACAATATTTACCAGATCTAATGGAGAAAGAAGCTGAAGTTTTCGGACCGAGAACTATTTCAGGTTTTTTATCACAAGTTGGAGCTGAAGAAGCGATGACTGCTGACCAAGTTATTTGGTCTGAGCAGGGTCGTTTACACTTATCTTATACGGGTAAAATCGTTTCAGGTGATACTAACGATGGTGCTAATATAGGTACTAACGTTACAACAATGATTACAATCACTAAAGATATCGATGGGAACGCAAAAACTACTGATCATGGTATTAGAGTAAATGATACTGTTATTGTAGCTAACTCTGCTGGTGTTCACAAATGTTTAGTTGTAACAGCTGCTGCTAATACAGCTACTATTGACGTTGCTCCTTATGGAGCTGCTTCTGGTTCTGGGCTTATAGCTGATAGTACTGGTGAAGATTCATGTACTATTTTAGTTTATGGTTCTGAATATGGAAAAGGAGTTTCTTACATGACTGGTGGTGCTGCTACTACTCAACAAGACGCTAGAGGTGCTAACGAACCTTCGTTCAAATCTTTTAGTAACAAACCAATTATATTAAAAGATTACTACTCTGTTTCAGGTTCTGACGCATCTAGAATTGGTTGGGTTGAAGTTACTTCTGAAAACGGACAATCAGGTTACTTATGGTACTTAAAAGCTGAAGCTGATACTAGAGCAAGATTTACTGATTACTTAGAGATGGCAATGTTAGAAGGTGAGTTAAATCACGCTGATTCTCTTATAGATGGATCGAATTTAATTCCAGCTTCAACTACTGGCGCTGGACAAGTAGGTACTGAAGGTTTATTCGCAGCTATAACTGATAGAGGTAATATTACTTCTGGTATCACTGGTGTTAACGCCGCTACTGATTTAGCTGAATTCGATGCAATACTTGCTGAGTTTGACAAGCAAGGTGCTATTGAAGAAAACATGATGTTTGTAAACAGAGCTACTTCGTTAGCAATGGATGACATGTTAGCTTCTATGAATTCTTACGGAGCGGGTGGTACTTCTTACGGTGTATTTGATAACGAAGAAGATATGGCATTGAACTTAGGTTTCTCTGGATTCCGAAGAGGTTCTTATGACTTCTATAAATCTGATTTCAGATACTTAAATGATTTAGCAACAAGAGGTGGTATTAATGCTGCTAACGCTGCTGAAGCAATTAGAGGGGTTATTATTCCAGCTGGTACATCTACGGTTTATGACCAAATGTTAGGTAAAAACCTTAAACGTCCTTTCTTACATGTTCGTTACAGAGCTTCGCAAACTGATGACAGAAAACTAAAAACTTGGGTTACTGGTTCAGTTGGCGCTACTACATCCGCGCTTGATGCAATGGAACTTCACATGTTATCTGAAAGATGTTTAGTTACACAAGGTGCTAACAATTTCATGTTAATGAAGTAAGCACAATTATTTAAAGAGTCGGGGCTTCGGCCTCGACCCTTTATTTTTATTAATTTTATTATATATTATATTATGGCAAAAAAACAAGAAGTAAAAGAAGAGGTAGAGGTACCTGTTGTTGAAACACCCGTTGTTGAAGCACTAAAACCAGAAGTAAGAGAAAGAAAAAAACCTAAAAACGAGTGGGAAATAAAAGATAGGTTGTATAAATTAAAAAATAACCAAAAACCACTATCTAGATCTATAAAATCATCAAATGTTTTTTATTTTGATAATGAATTAGGTTATGAAAGAGAGTTAAAATATTGTGAAAATCAGAGAACACCATTTGTAGATGAAATGAAAGGAGATCAAAGATTATCACATATAGTTTTTAGATCTGGTAATTTATTTGTAGAAAAAGAAAAAACAACTTTACAAAAATTATTATCTTTATATCATCCACATAGAAATAAAATATACGAAGAGCATAAGCCAGCGATTATAGCTGAAGAAGAAATAGATATTTTAAATATGCAGGTAGACGCTTTAACAGCTGCTAGAAATGTTGATATCGACATGGCTGAAGCTATTATGCGTGTAGAAAAAGGCTCTGAGGTATCTAAGTTGAGTTCTAAAGAACTTAGAAGAGATTTACTAGTATTTGCTCGTAACAATCCTAAACTGTTCTTAGAGTTAGCGGATGACGAAAATGTAATGCTAAGAAACTTTGGTATTAGAGCTGTTGAGGCTGGTATACTAAGATTATCTTCAGATCAAAGAAACTTTTTGTGGGGTAGTAACGGTAGAAAATTAATGGTTATACCATTTGACGAACACCCTTATACTGCCTTAGCACATTGGTTTAAGACAGATGAAGGTATGGAGATTTACTCTAATATTGAAAAAAGATTAAACAATTAATCAAACTGTAGAGCGGTCGCCCTACGGGGCGATCGTAACTACAAAATATAATTACATGGAAAAGAAATCAAAAGGACTAGGCGACTCAATAGAAAAAATTACAAAAGCAACCGGTGTGAAAAGTATTGTTGATGCAGTTAACAAAGCTAGAGGAGTGAAAGATTGTGGTTGTGGTAAAAGAAAAAAAGCATTAAATAAAATGTTTCCTTATAAAAAATAAATTATGTCAGTAAAAATAGATACAGTATACCAAAGAGTTTTAGCTTTAGCAAATAAAGAGCAAAGAGGTTATATAACACCTCAAGAGTTTAATTTGCTAGCTAACCAAGCTCAAATGGAAATATTTGAAGAGTATTTTTATGATCAAAATAAAGCAGATAGAAATTTAAAAAACTCAACTGAGTTTTCTAACGTTGATGAAATGTTAGATGAAAAAATATCTTATTTGAAAAAAAGAACTAGTATAGTTTTAGTTGGTGGAGTTGGTAATCTACCTACGAGTTTGTATAGATTAGGTATGGTACAGCATAAAAACGAAAGTGCTGAAATAGAGCAGTTGACGGAGGAAGAATTGTTATACGTTAATCAATCACAACTAGCGAAACCAAATAACTTATATAGTGCTTTTGTGAGAATAAACAGCTCTCAAATAAAAGTCTACCCAACTACCGTAGGTGGTTGTGATATTAATTTTGTAGGTAGACCTACTGAAGCAAAGTGGGGTTATGTAGTTGTAAACGAAAAAGCTTTATATAACGCTACAACTTCTGTTGACTTTGATATACACCGCGCTGAAGAATCACAATTAGTATATAGAATACTAGCTTTAGCTGGAATTACTATAGCAAAACCAGGTTTAGCAACATACGCCGATGGGCAAACAGCAATTACAAAACAACAAGAAAAACAATAAAATATGGGTTTATATACGGGTAACATAGGAAATTATTATGCCGGTCTTGAAACGGAAGGTGTTTATCAATTTGTAAGCATAAACGATATTATAAACAACTTTAGAGTTGCTTATGTTGGTGAAGACAAGATAATACCAAAAATATCTAGAGCAGATATAAGGTTCCACGCTTTAAGAGGCTTGCAGGAGTTAAGTTATGATACTTTAAAATCTATTAAAGATCTTGAATTAGAGGTAGTTTCAGGAAAGTATGGACCAATTTTTCCATTACCACACGACTATGTTAATTATGTTAAAATTACCTGGACGGATTCTAGCGGAATAGAACACATTATTTATCCTGCTAGAAAAACTTCTGATCCAGTTTCTGTAAATCAAGATGATGACGGTGGGATTACTATTAACAATACACTTGGCGTTAACTTACCACCAGTACCAGAACCTTCTACGACTTGGGATAGTTTTTCAAGCGATGTGGGTGCAACTCAAACAGAGTACAACGAAGAGTACGATGATATGTATTGGGCTAATAACGGTCAAAGATACGGTTTGGATCCTCAATATGCTCAAGATAACGGTTCATTTTTTATAAACCACGTAACGGGTTTTATACATTTTTCATCTAATATTGGTGGAAAAACTGTAACCTTAAAGTATATCAGTGATGGTGTTGGTAGTGATCAAGAAATGGTTGTCCATAAGTTTGCTGAAGAAGCCATGTATAAACATATTGCACACGCTATATTAAACACGAGAGCGAACACAGATAGAAATATGGTTGCTTCTTATAAAAAAGAAAGATTTGCTGCTATAAGAAACGCAAAAATAAGATTATCAAATATTAAATTAGAAGAGATTACCCAAGTATTAAGGGGTAAATCTAAATGGATTAAACACTAAAATATGGCACAATCAAATAGAGGTTTTTCTCCAGGCAAAATGAATCAAGACATGGATGAGCGTCTTGTTCCTAGTGGAGAATACAGAGAAGCACAAAACATACAGATATCATCTTCTGATTATTCCGACGCTGGATCAGCGCAATCGATACTAGGTAATACTTTGATGTCGTCAGGACTAGTGCCAAGTGGTAGTGTTTGTGTGGGTAGTATTGCTTATGGTAAAAAAGATAAAATATATTATTTTGTTGCTGGACCAAAATATGATCCTAGTGAAGATTTTTTTAATGATGGTGTTTGGAAAGATTATATTATAGAGTACGATATAAAAACAGAAACGTTTAAATATGTTTTTGTTGATATATACAGAGCTCATTATACAACAATAATAGACTCTGTTGACAGGAAACAATACATAAACAACACATCATTATCTCAAGCTTCAAACGCTAGAAGAGAAATGCTTGTTAACGGATATTACAACGGTAATCACGTAATAATTTCAGATGATGAAGTAACAACAGAGGTGATAAGTGTAAATAATGGCAATGGTCCTTATATAGATATATATTCTACAGCTGTAAATTACAGCACTACTCCTGTTCTAAGCGGTACGCTATTACAGTGTGTGGCTGAAAAAAGAGTATTAAACTTTAATTACGGGCTGCTTAAAGATGAAACAAGTCATATTATAACGGGTATAAATATAATTGATGATATGATATTTTGGACAGATAACAAAACTGAGCCAAAGAAAATAAATATAAAAAGGTGTATAGCAGGTACTGGTGGTGAAACTGAATTACCTTCAAGTACAACCACCGTTTTTGATGGTGATAATGCAAACTGGCACACTAGGCTTTGTGTAACACCAGATAAAAATAACCCCTTAAGAGTGAAGCGTAGAACTTCATCACAGGCTTTTTACGCTGAAGAAGAAAATGTAACTGTAATAAGAAAAGGCCCTAGAGTACCACCTAGATTAATTATGTCTAAGTTTGAAGATGGTAGAGATGGTGATACTTTTTCTATCATTGAAACTGGTATAGTCGGTGCACCAACAACTTCCCCAAGCACAAATTCTTTAAATAACTTACTAGGCAATGGTGATATAGTACCAAAAGAAGTTGGTGAAGAAATAAAAATATTTACTGACAATCCTGTTCATTGGAAAATTGGTGATATGATACTGTTTAATCAAGACCAAGAAATAAACAGTGCACAAGGGTTTAATGAGCATGATGTTAGAGCCACTGTAACAAGCGTGCCTGGTGGAGCAATGCCATTAACAGGCCCTTATATATTAGCAATACAATCGATAGATAGAAATGCTATTGATGCCGAAGAAAAAGCTTGGAGCGTTCGTTTAGAACAAAAACCACCAATGTTTGAGTTTAAGTTTGCTCGCTTTGCTTATAGATACAAATATGAAGATGGTGAATATTCCACTTACTCTCCATTTTCAGAACCAGCGTTTTTACCTGGTGAATACGACTACCTACCTAAAAAAGGTTTTAATCTTGGTATGACAAATAGATTAAGACAATTAAAAATTACAGACTACATAACGGAAACATCAGAAAGACCTCAAGATATTGTGGAAATAGACTTGTTGTTTAAAGATGAAACTTCACCAAACATATATGTAATAGAAACCATCAGAATGACCGATGGTTGGAGTGTTAAAGGGGAAAAGCTATGGCCAGACACTTTAAATGGTCCAAACACAGGAGCTGTAGACGCTTTGAGTAGAGGTGAATATGAGGTTACATCTGAGCTAATAAGTTCTACACTACCTTCTAATCAACTGTTGAGATCTTGGGATAATGTGCCTAGAAAAGCCTTAGCACAATCAATAAGCGCTAACAGATTAGTATACGGTAATTATGTTCAAAACTTTGATTTAACAGATGGTCAAGGCTGTGAAACAATGGGTGGTAAAGAAATAAAACCAATAATTAATGTAAGTTTAAAATCATTTGACACACCGCTTAACGCTCCAGAAGGAACATCTAAAGATCCATTAAATGGTGAAGATACTGGTGAAGGTTTTCCGATACCACGTAAAACAGTTAGATCTTTAAGAACATATCAAGTTGGAGTTGTTTACGGTGATGAATACGGTAGAGAGACACCGGTGTTAGCTGGTGAAGGAGGTTCTGGTAGTATAAAAGTAGATATAAAAAATTCTAGTACATTAAACAAGTTACGAGTAGATATAGCCACGCCAAGTCCAGACTGGGCTTATTACTATAAGTTTTTTATAAAAGAAACTTCTAATGAGTATTACAACATGGCTATGGATAGATATTACGATGCTGAAGATGGTAATATTTGGCTTTCATTTGCTAGTGCAGATAGAAACAAAGTTGATTTAGAAACGTTTATAATATTAAAAAAGAAACAGGACAGTCAAGAGGCTGTAACTGATAATGCTAGATATAAAATACTGGCTATAGAAAATTCAGCTCCAGATTTTATAAAAACAAATATAAAAACAATAGGGCAATTACAAGATGATGTTGATAAAAATCATATCGGTACATCTGGCAACGGTTTTCCAATGCCTGATTTTGATCAGTTTTGGTGTGCTGATATAATTAGTGGTATTGATGAAATGTTTAATACATCTGGTGGTACTAGTTTCAATAATGCTAACGATAGACTTATTGATGCTGTAAATAAAGGCGAGCTGTATGTTAGAGCTAGAACACAAACAATAAGATCAGAGTGGTATCAAATATCTCACTATGTACATCAAGGTGGTTATTTAAAATTTAAATCAGACAAAGCTTTTGGCGAAGACATGGCGTTTACATCTGCTAATACGGATTATTCTAGTAGAATATCTGGTTTAAGAATTGAACTAGCTCGTTTTGCTGTTGAAAACAAAAAAGAGTTTGAAGGAAGGTTTTTTGTTAAAATATACAAAGACTTAGTGTTAATTCAAAATCTACTAAGATCAGAAGATATAGATTATAGAGTTAGATCTGCTTCGCCCATACATTACTTTAACATGCCATGGGGTAGATCAGAAAAAATAAACTCTACTGACGCTGGTACCGGTGCAGATAAAAAATATGTTAGTTGGGAGAGATGTGGTATTAATTTAGAGGGCGATATGGCTAGTCTTAATCCTAATACTGATAAAAACCATTTGTTTGGAAATAATGTATTTGGCGCTGGCACAAACGATAAAGAATTATTTTTTAGACCAGCAAATGGTAGTTACAAAGATGGGACCACTACCACATTGTGCGCTTTCCAAAAGGGTGTTGAAAAATGGTGCGAAAGTAGTACTGGTAGGTTTTTCTTTGATGCTAAGTGGGTTAGAGCTGATAGATGTGCTAACATGCACTATGCCAGTGGGTTTGAGACTTGTAGATCTGACGGTGACAGTCCTTATGAGAATGAAGGTAAGATTCTTAGTGGTACCGACAATATAACTGGTATCGGCCAAACAAGAGGCTTAGGTATTCATGATGAAGCTGGTCCAAATATGTCTATGGACATAGGTTATATATCACCAAGTCCAAGGGCATATGTGTACGGGACTCAAGAAGATGAAACTTTTATAAACTTGTTAATGACCGTTGGTACTACGTTTAGATTTAGAGAAGATCCAGATGGCATAGTATATAGAGTTATAGGTTCTGACGGTACCACAGGTACTCAAGGTGGTGACGGTGATTATTCTGGAACTAACTATTGGAATCGTAGATATGGATTGCATCATAACTACGACGAAGATACTGATGATAATGATCCAGGTAATAATGTTTGGAGATGGAGGATAGATGTTGAAGTAAACGATTTACCGGGTATTGGTATTGGAAAAGGGCCAAGTGGTTATCATCCGCTAGGCCCAAAAAGCACAACAGATGTATCTGGAAAAGCGGAGTTAGGTTGGTGGGGAGGTAGACACGGCGGTCAACACTGGAATTCTAATAACGCTTGGGGTGATGATGAGTTTGGTGATGGCGATAACACTTCTTCACCACCACTGAGGGTCCCTGCCCCTATGGGTTATAGCTCTAGTTTTTTAATAGGTGATGGAACTGTTTATAATAATCTAGATACTGGAGAATCTGTTATAGGTAGATCGCAAGTGCATAGATGGAGAAATCACGCATCACAATTCCACCATATAGAGATTGTAGAACCTATGGAAGATGAAGATAATGATTTTATATCTGATAATCCAGCTATATGGGAAACAGAACCTAAAGAGGATGCTGATTTAGATATATACTACGAAGCTTCACCTGCTTTGCCAACTAAAATAAACTATAGAACAAATGAAATGTATGCTCCTTATGGCTCTATAGTTGTTGATGGGCAAGGTATGAATGGAAATATGATTCCAACTGGTGTAACACTAACCTCTTGGAGTGATAATCAAATAACATTAAGTGGCGATATTGATCTTGGCACATCAACTGGTTCTAGAATAGGTTTTATGAGACCTGATGGTTTAGTTACCTACGCTATAACTAATGAACTAGGCGTTGGAAATGTATTTACAATACGTCCAAACCCTGTATGTCCACATCCTAACAATAACAATTCAGATGCTCCACACAATCAACCCGTAGATTTAAGTTGGTATAATGCCTGGGCTTTTGGAAATGGAGTTGAATCAGATAGAATAAGAGATGACTTTAACCAAACAATGTTGGCTAATGGAGTTAAAGCATCTAGTACTATAGCAGTACAATATAAAGAAGAAAGAAGACAAACAGGTCTTATACACTCAGGTTTATACAATTCTACTAGTGGTTTAAACGAACTAAATCAATTTATCCAAGCTGAAAAAATTACTAAAGATATGAACCCGGAGTATGGTAGTATACAGAAACTACATACCAGAGATGGCGATATTGTTGTGATGCATGAGGATAAGATAATGAAAGTGTTAGCAAATAAAGACGCGTTGTACAATGCTAGCGGTGGAGATAACGTTGCTGTTGCTGATAACTTTTTAGGATCAGATAGACCTTTTGCTACTAAATATGGTATATCAACAAATCCAGAATCTTTTGCTACGGATTTATACGGAAGAATTTATTTTACAGACAGAGCAAGAAGTGCCGTACTTAGACTATCTGGGGATGGTATAACAAACATATCAGATTACGGTATGAGATATTGGTTTAATAAATATTTTAATCCTTATACAAATTACATTATCGGCTCTTATGATGCTAAAAAAGATTTATATAATGTAACGGTAGATGGTTTAATTCCACCTGTTATTCCCGATGGAGAAGTTCAAGATGATGGCTACAACAACGGTTGTGGATGTATAAATACTGGCTCTGGTAAAAGAACTAGTGTTGGTAGTGGTAATGGAGATACGTATAGAAGTAAAGACCACGATGGAGAAGATAGAGATGTAGAGATAGAATTACCACCAAATTTAACGCCTTTCACAACAACAATTAGTTTTAGTGAAACAGCTAAAGGCTGGGTTAGTTTTAAATCTTTTATACCAGAAAATGCTGTAAGTATAAATAACGAGTATTACACCTTTAAAGATGGTATGATGTACAAGCATCATTCTAACGCCAAAAGAAACTTTTTCTACGGAAGACAATACGATTCATATATAGATCTTTTGTTTAATGATCAACCAGAAATAGTTAAAAACTTTGCAACACTGAGTTATGAAGGTTCTCAATCCAGAATAACTCCTTTTAAAAAGACGCCTTATAATGACGGTTTATATTACGATTTAAACGGTAAACAAGGTTGGTATATAGAAGAATCAAACACTGATTTACAAAGCTCTGGTGAGTTGGAATTTAAAAACAAAGAGGGCAAGTACTTTACTTTTATGAAAGGTAATACTACCACTTTAGAAAACTTAGATGAAAGTGAGTTTTCCGTTCAAGGCATAGGTATATTAGATCGTGTTGATTGGAAAGATAGAGATAACGATCCGTTAATTGAATTGTTTTGCTTGAATATACAACCTAAACCAACTTGTAGTGCGGTATTTGGCTGTATGGATGCAACAGCTGTAAACTACAATCCAACAGCTACGGATGACGATGGAAGCTGTGACTACGGTATTTCTGGATGTATGGATCCTAATGCTATTAATTACGACTGCGCAAATGGTAATAACCCATACGATGCAAGTGGGAATTTTATAGGGTGTAATGATGGGGTTACTTTTGACGATGGTTCTTGCGCTGCAAAGCCTGGTTGTATGGATCCAACTGCAACTAATTATAATTCAGGAGCTGATATAGATGACAACAGCTGTTTATACGGATGTATATCGGGTGTTTACACAGAATCAGCACCGAGTGATCCAGATCCGGGAGAGTGCAAAACAAGTATAACACCAATCACATCAGCTGGCGCTGATGATGGTGAAGCTATTTTTGAAATGAATTTTTATCCTGATGCTTGGAACAACGTAAATGCTGAATTTGAAGTTCATGACCAAGCTGGGGTTGGAAACGTAACTCTTTACTGGGATGACACGCCTTACCCAGGCCCTGGACAATATAACACTAGCTCTGTTACATGTTCTCTATCCTACGGTTTAGGTTTTACACAAATTCAAACCGATATAATAACAAATCATACGTATCAAACAATCCACTCAATACCCACTTTTGGAAACCGAACACTCACCCCGGGTTTTGACACTTACTTGTGGGTTAAATTCGAATTACCAGTTGGATACTGGAGAGTTGTTATTACAGATCCAAACGGTTGTAAATTTGAACATGACTTTGAAATGTTTGATCCTGGACCTATAAGCTTTGATAGTAGTTGTGGTCTAGATGGCACTGTTGTAAAGGATTTTTCAGTTAATGATACCGGTAACACGCCAGGGTGGGAGGATGCTGTTACTATTAACAATCCGTTTAGTTATAACGCAGCTGGAACACTAGCAAACAGCCAAGCGGTACCACACTTAGCTGATGCTTATAATTATTATAGATTGAGTGACAATGGATTTGATCCGCTATATATTTCTCCTATTACTATTGCTGATACTCTTCCTACTCTTGATAAATTTCATAGAATACCAGGTGAATTATTCGCTACTTGGCACGCGTACTTCGGACAAGGTTCCGCTCAACAATTTACTGATGCTCTTACAGATCAATATGTAAAGTACCGACCAATACCTGGTGCTACTACGTTAGGCTGGCAATCAGTGAAAAGCTGGAGCTTTATTATTAACTATGGCAATTCCTATAGTAAAGTGTTTATTGACGCGGTTGAAACAATGGTAAAAGACCCAGCGTTTGCTTCAAACGGCGGTACTGTAACTGTTTTAAATGGCGGAAGCTTTGACGCAAGTGACTTCGGTGCGAGTGGTAACTGGACAAACGTTACTAGTTATTATACCGCGGCAAGCTCATACTGGCCACTGACTTATCAAAGCTCTGGTGGTACTATTTTTAAAACCTTGAATACTGGAAGTTCCGTTGTAGATATACACTTAGGCAACACGTGGGCACAGGTTCTTAGTAATTTAAATTTAATGAGTGCTACGATGGTAAAGTATTCAGCGGGTAATGTTGCTACTACTGCCAACTATAACTTTTGGATGTCGGGTTTGTATGAACCTTGGAGCCTCCATTCCAACATTGGTGGTACTTACCTAGATGATAACGCTATTAACGCAGGTAATGATTTAAATAACAGCGGTACCAACTACGATTTTATTGTCAAAACTTATTCTAATGCTTTAGATATAGATGTGGACAACCCTTGGGCAATAAGACTCTATTTATACAATCATTTTAATGTGTATGGAGGTGGGAAAACAAGTGCAATTGAGGTAAATGCTACATACGTAAATCCTTTTATCTGTAAATACTCAAACTGTTTATCTTTATAAATAAATAAATATGGCTATAAATTTTAACATAACAAGACTAGTTGAAGCAACTGATAATATCGGGTGTAATGACTTTCAAACAAATCAATTGGCTGGCGACGTGGCTGGTTTAAATAGCGCTACAGATTTAGATGGTGATATTATTTGGTATATAGATGCGGATCCTGGGTACGAGGTTGATAACGACAATTTTAGCATACCAAACACCATAGAACATGTTGGACATTCATTAGGTGCTAGTACTAAAATATTACTCCCAGATCCAAATGTATTTAATCCTATAGAGGGTATACTTCCACCGGTATTAGGAGTTGAGTTTACTGAAATATCATCTACTAGAATTAAAGTTACTGTATACTTACATCCTACGGACGCAGATGATAGAAATATAACAGGTCCTATATTTACAATGCCAAACGATGATGTCTCGGTTGATTTAACTATAGATGGTTGTGCTATTGCAACTGGACGACGTATTACATTTAGAATGATAAACGATAATCCAGATGACACTGACGCAAACTTTGTGGTTGCTGAAGATTTTGCTAGTAACTTCAATGTTGATGAGGCCACGTCAAATGAAATAGAAATTGACGGTTTAATATCCCAAGCTCAAATTGGTGAACTGCTTGGGACATACACTGTATCCGCTAAAAGTGGTAGTAGATTTTTAGCTGAACCAACTTTAAACCTAAGCACGAAAGACTTTGAAATAAAACCTAAATTAACAAAAGATGAAAATGGTAATGCAATATCAAAATCTTTTGAAATTTATAAAAAATAAATAATATGTCATATCACACAGCATCAAAAGGTCGAGGTTCAAGTTCGGGGCCAGCTCCCGCTGGACCAGCTCCAATTACTAAAGCTGAACCACTAAGAACTATAGTTAAAGATCCTAAATCAAAAGGTGTTGAAATAACAAAAGGTATAACTATAATAGCAGGTGACTTAGCTAACATATCAAAAGACCCAGTATATGCAGTTAAAAAAACAAAAGCTAGATCAAGGTCTGTAGTTGAAGAAATACCAGTTAAATCTGTAAATACAATAAAAGCGCTAAATGATTATAATAGTTATATATTTAACAAAACAAGGGCGTTTACAACTGTGGGAACTGGTGAGATCACTTACGGTTCTACATTAGAAAATTTTGTTTATGCTAATGGTGGTCCTTTTCAATTAAAGGTAAATGGGGATATTGGCACGCAGTACAATATAGTTATTCAAGATGTAACTAATACTAAATGGTATGATTTTGATGCTGAAAGTTTTAGTAATGGTTTTTCAGAAAAAATAGATGTTGTAGGTGACGGTAGGTTATATCTTGTAATACCACCAGTATCTGTAGAAACTGAATATCATGTCTATTTTAAGCCGCTTGGCTCTTCTAACTACGACATATCTTTACCAACACAAGATAAACCTTGGATTATAAACCAATTAAAAGATGTAACAACTACTTTTAAATTTAGTCATGCAAAAGGTTTTATATCAGATCAAACAACAACAATTACAAATAGACCTAATGTTAGTTTGACCCAAGGATCTACTAATAACGGAGAAGTAACTATAAATATAACTGTAAAACCATTGAGATCAACTCTAGCTTTAGTTGATTCAAAATTAACAAATCCAATAGTTAGCTTAAATGAGGTAAGTTATGATGGTGATGAAACTTTTAACTTATCTTCTATTAATTCAAAAGTGTCAGTTAATTCTACAGGAACAATAGGCACTATATCAGGAACTATAACATTAAGTAAAACAACGGCTAGAGATTTTGACGTTTTATTTAGACCAACTTTATTCTTTAAAATAACATAACATGCCAAACATTACACTTCAAATGAATTTAGATTTAAATGTATCTATACAGGTGGGCGATACTATTTACTATGTACCAACATCGGTAAACCAAGGTTTTAATGTAAACGCCTCTGAGGTTATACGTGTAGGCTTGGTTACAGAACTAAATCACGATCCAAATACGGGATTAATAACTGTTAATACAGACTTACCGCAAAGCATGTGGCCAAATCCTAAGGATTTTATATTGTTTTCTAAAGACAACAAGGTAAACATGAGCAATATGCTAGGTTATTACGCTAAAGTGCGTATGAGAAATAATTCTAATGAAAAATTTGAATTATTCAAAGTAAATGCTGATTATACTGAAAGTAGTAAATAAACGGTAAAAACTGTGATTATATAAGTAAATTTTACTGAAATATAATTATGAGTGATAAAATAAAAAAACAAATTGAAGAACAGCCCCTTACAAGAGAAGAAAGTAAAGCTCAATTTGAAGAAATTACAGAAGAACTAGGGTTAAAGCACTCTTTTAATTTTGATGAAGCTTGGGAGATAGGCGAGGAGATTAGAAAAAGAAAAGAGTTTAGATCAAAAATAAATGAACTAGAAAATGCTGTTATAAACGCAGATGGTGGCATGACTGGTGAGGTTTTACATAAAACAAATCCAGTTAAGCATACTTTTGCTGGTGGTTGTTATATAAGAGAGATATATAATCCAGCTAACGAGCTTATTATAACAAAAATACATAAGAAAGAACATCCGTTTTTTTTAATGAAAGGAGAAATGTCTATATTAACCGAAACAGGTATACAGCACATAAAAGCTCCTTATCAAGGAATCACTAAACCAGGAACAAAAAGAGCAATATATACGCATGAAGAGTGTACCTTTATAACTGTTCATGCTACAAATAACACAACTATAAAAGATGTTGAGGATGAAGTTGTGTGCACTAAATATGAAGATCTACCCCCTGGTGTAGATGCTTTAGAAATACTAAAACAGATAAAATTAAAAGAAGAATAATATGAGTTTTACAGTAGCGGCAATAGTAGGAGCGGGCGTTGGCCTAGCAAAGCTTGGTGTAAGTCTTGGTGGTCGTAAGAAAAGAATCGAAGAGCAGAAAAAAGCAAAAGCTGAAATGGCACAAAAGAAAAAAGCTTACGAAGCCTTGGATACTAGTAATGTTTATAAAAACATGGAGAATAAAATGGAGGACCTTACTATTAATCAAAAAGGAATGGAACTTCAAAACCAACAAGGTCAACAGTCAAGGGCTAATACAATGCAGAAACTAAAGGGAGCAGCGGGCGCTTCTGGCATAGCTGCACTAGCACAGCAGATGGCTAATCAAGGTCAATTAGCAGCGCAAAAATCAGGCGCTATGATTGGTGATCAAGAAGCTGCTAACCAAGCTAAAACAGCTTCAGAGGCTAGTAGACTACAAACGTTAGAAAGACAAGGTGAGCAAACTGCGCAGCAAAGAGAAATGGATAAACAAGGTACTTTATTAGGTATGTCGCAACAAAGAGTTGGCGCTGCTAACCAAGCTAGAGCGGATGCTAAAGCTGCTCAAATGAGTGCGGTTGGAGATATAGGTAGCGCTGCGATGATGGGTATAACAAAAGGGCAGAGCCTTGAAGGTGGCGTATAAACAAAAAATATAAAATATGGCAAGTGATGCAAATTTAATACATGGCGCAGCGGTAGCATATAAAAATCGTGACGCAGGTGGAATGGAAGGTCTTAATAAGATAACTAATAGCGTAAATCAATGGGCTCAAAATAAGAAAAAAGAAAATGATGCTTTAAAGGAAAAGCAGGATCAAGCTAGTGCTCAGTTAAATAAAACTGCTATTGAAATGGCACCTCATATGAAAGTGCTGGGGCAAGATGCTTTTAATCAATATAAAGATGATGTTGCCGGTTTAAGAGAGCAAATGTACGAAGCTATTGAAAATGACGATCAAGACGCTATAATGGAATTAAATATAAAGCTGAATGAAATGAAGTCTAATGGTTTAAAGGATAAAGATGGTTATGAATCCCTTGTGCAATCTCATGAAGAAAATTTATTGGATTTTAAAGCAATGACACCTGAAGGCAGAAAAGCTCATGAAAACTTTTTAAATAATCCAACTAGAAAGTTTACAAAAATAGATGGTGAATCAGCTTACACTTGGCAAGTACAAGATGAAAACGGTGATCCAGTACAAAAAACAGCACCATCTGGAACGCCTCTTTTTGATCCAATTAGTGGAGAGCCTGTATATGAAACACAAACTTACACTTTAGATGAATTAAATGATTTTAGCGCTATGCCAGATACTGAAAATGGTACTAAATACATGGATTTTATAACTGAGCAAAAAGAAGTTCTTAGTAATGCTGGTGGTAATGCTAGCAATATGAAGGTGTCAGATTTTAAAAACAACATTTCAAAAATAATACCAAAAGATCAAAAAGCGCTTAGAAGTTGGGCTTATAGTAACCCAACGGAAAATTCTGACTTAGATATATACGGTTATTTACTGGACCATCCTTTAATAAATGAGGGTCATTATTCTGATTTAGGTGTTGAGGATACTAACGGTGATGGAACGATAGACGCTAGCGATGTTATTTCTGCGGAAGATAGAGAGATGCTTATAAATAATATTATGAGTGCTGAAAACCCAGAGATAACACATAGTATATTAACTGATATATACACTGATATAGGTTATAAATCTGTTGTTAAACCTGATGCTAATAAAGATTATAATCCATCTACAGCTAAATTAATGGGTGGAGATATTGATGCACAAGCTGAAGGGGCTTCAGTGCAACAAAACAAATTAAACGAACTTAAAAAAGATCAACCTTTTTATACTGGCGAAAGCACAAGCGCTTTTATAAGTAGATTAAATTTAACACAAGATGAGGTTGAAAACGGTATATACGACCCAGATACAGACCAGCTAATTAATGTAGCAGCTATAATTAAAAAAGCTGCTCCTGCGGGTGAGATAGATCGAGTAACAGGTGGTAATATAAGATAATTATGGATCAACAACTATTAAAAGATTTCGTGGCTACATCTATGTCTGATAATTATCAGTGGGATACTATTATTCCTAAATTTCCTGAATTTAAAAATACAGATCCTCAGGTGCTTAAAGATTATGTGGCCACTGCTAATGCTAATAAATACGATTACAATAAGACGAATAAAAAGTTTCCTGAGTTTTTCCCACCTCCACCCCCACCACCTCCACCACCACCTTTTGATAAAGAACAAGCTGCTAATTTTTCTACAATGAGTGCTAAAGAACAAGAGGCATATGCAGAAAAGTTAGGTATTACCAAAGAAGAGGCTGCTGAGATGGCTAGCAAATATGCTATGGGTTATCTAAATAATGATTTAAAAAAAGCTAGAGAAGAGTTTGAAAGTAATGAAGAAAACAAAGGTGTAAAGTTTGATGAAAACAAGTGGGTAAAAGAAAACTACGCAAACCAACACGGTCAGTATAAAGACAATGCATACGATGACGAGCTTGGTGACTATGCAATGCAAATCAAAGAAGAAACTGGAGAGTACATGACTCAAAAGCAAATGCGTGCTTGGATAAAACAAAATCATCCAGATAGATATGTAAAAACAACAACAGAAAGTTTTCAAGATCAAGCTAAAAATGCTGATGGTTACCATTTTAGATCTGGGGAAGCTAAAACAATAGCATTTCTTAAAAAAGACTTTGGAAAATATGGATTTACATTTTCATATGGTTTTACTGGTGGCGAAAAATCAACTTCTTACGATGATAACTATATAATTGTTACAGCGCCTAATGGTGATGAAATAACATTAAAAACAGATCATACTCGTGATAGTGGAGATGGTTTAAAAACTTATAAAAAATTTAAAAAATGGGCGTTAGAGAAAGAAGACCGTTTATTAAAAGGAGGATTAAAATCTGAAACTGGTAAATCAGCGTCTGATTATTTTGATGAAAAGGAGGATATAGTACTTAAAGAACTAGGTAAACATGGTGTTACTATTGTTGAGTCTGGAACAGCTGGTGAGATGGTTGACGTAACAATGGGAGGTAAAACGTTTGAATTGGATTTAAAACCATTAACACATAAGGGTGAAATAAAAGCTAGAAATCAAATTAATGAAATACTAAGATATCAAGAAAAAACAAAAAACAATAAAAATTTAACTACTTTAGTTGAAGCTTTAAGCTCTTCAGAGGGAGATGAAGATCAATTTTACACATTAGTTGAAGACACAAGATACGGTGATATTGGCAGTAATGCAATGGGTGTGGTAAATACAATTCCGGGCGTTACTTTATCAAAAACCGGAAATTTAAAAGATTATGAAACAACTGGTTTAGCGGGTTTAACCAAATATGGTAATGCAGTTGAATACAAGGTAGATTATCCTGGCGGTTCGTTTACAGGAACCAATTACGAAATACAAGATTTTTTTATTAAAAATCCACAATTAGTACCAGATGGACAGGTGGCTAGAAACAAAGTAGAAGAACTTTATAGTGAGTCTTATGATAAAGCTCAACAAGAACGTGACAAAATAATAGCAGAAAAACCTGAAGAGGATTATTTTTATACTTATTACGAAGATAAATTAACACCACAATTTGTAGCTAGCTTAGAAAAAGAAGGCGTAGAAATAACGAGTGGTTTTGAAGATTTAATAGATGATTATTTTAAATTAAACACTCTAGACGACGAAAAAGATGATAAAATTAAAAATCTTGATCCTGAAGAAATTTTAACACTCTATTATAATGATCCTGCAAATCAACGTATGCTTAAAAATACTTATGGTGTAGGAAACTTAGATGCTTACTTAAATAAAAACTTAGATAATTTTACTAAAGCTTGGAATAATATATACGATCCAAACGAAGAGGGTATTTACAAATCATTAAAAAACTTACCGAATCACAAGAAAGAAGTAAACCACAATATTTTAAAATCTGAATTAGAAAAAGTAGCTGAAAATAAAAACCCTGATTTAAGAAAAGTAGAATCAATAGCACAACTTTTCTCAAAACAAGATTTGCGGTTAGAACAAAAAAGACTAGACGAATTAACAAAAACAACTAATAAAATTAACGATCATAGAATGCTATTGCATAAAATAGAGCTAGATGATTTAGTTGAGAAAGGACAAGAAGACGGTGTTACCGGCATAGAACTAATAGGTGACGCATATGTCGTTAGCGCTAAAGATGAAAAAACAAGAAAGAAGTATCAAGAAAAACTTGATGGTATAGTTTTAAATTATAGTAAAAATCAAAAACAAGCGGTAGAAACTTTTGAAGACATTAAAAACCAATACGCTAAATTACAGTTAGACGCAGAAGAGGTTTACAGCAAAGATTTATTACAAGGCGCTTTAGATAAAGAGTATGATTTAAGTGATATTTTAGCTACAGATTGGAACAATAGTTGGGAAAACATGGTTTTAGATGTTGGTATATTATTTGGTAGTGATGATGCTCGTAAAAGAAAAAATCAAAACCAAGAGTATTCTTCTACATATCTACCAACAATGCAGAGTTATGATGAAGCTTGGAACGCTGATAATTTTACAACTTATAGTCTTAGAACAGCGGCTCAGCAATCAGCACCTATAATCACTGCTATAACTACAGCTGGTGTTGGTACTTATGCTTTTGGTACTATTAGAGGTGCTCAAATAGCTTTAAATGCAACATCTGGTTTTTATGCGGTAACAGCAGCTGGTGGTAAAAGAGGTGAACTAGATAACTTAGAAGACGCTGGAATACAAGCAAGGATTGATTTAGAAAAATTAAAAGCTAGGAAAGACGATTTAGATCCAAATATATATGCAACCGAAGTTGCTAGATTAGAAAAAGTAATAGATGATGGTAAAGAATTAAGCAGCGGGCGATACTGGGGCGCTATAGCTACGTCTGGTATAATTGAAGGTGCTGTTACTAAGTTTTTTGGTACAATACCTAACTCTATAAAAATAGCTAAAGGTTTTACTAACTCTATAGATGATATTGTTATTGCCGGTGCTAGAAATGGTTATCAAAACGCTCTTATGTCAACTGGTAAATTTGTTTCAAGAGCCGGTAGCGAGGTAATAGAAGAAACTTTAATTGAAGTTGGTAACATAGCAAATGAGGCTTTAATACTAGGTAACGATTGGGATGGGTCTAATTTAGATGATGTTATTGTGCAGTCACTTATGATAGGTGGTGCTATGAATGGTCCTGGTGTTGCTAGAGCTGGTATAATGCAACATTACACTACAAGAGGTATGTATGCTCAAAATCAAGCCATAAACCAAGAGTTAAAAAATATTGACGCTCAGTTAAAAGAAGTAGTTACACTACCAGATAGTCCAGGTAAAACAAGAAAAACACAAGCGCTACTAGAGCAAAGACAGCAACAAATACAGAAAATATTAAACTTAGAAAGTGAACTAGAATTATCAGCAATAATAAATGGTGGTAAAAAAACTGGTGATTTAGTACGTGTTGGTAATGAGTTAAATCAATTAAAGAAGCAAGCAGGTGTTGATCCTAGGCTAAGTCCTGAGGCTCAACAAAAACAAATAGATATACATATTGAATCATTATCTCAAACAGATAAAAAGGCTGCTAAAGAATTTAAAAACAATTATGAGTCTGCTTTAGAAGTTAAAGAAAAATTAACAAAAGATATAGATTTTGATGGTGCTTTAGAAAGTATATACGGTGAAGAAGGTAAAATACTAAGAGAGAAACTAATTAAAAAAGATCCTAGTTTAAAAAAGTTAGATCGTAAAGAAATGCTCATAGCCGTACATAATGAGTTTAAAAGAAAGCTAGATCAGAAAAGAGCTGATGTTACTAGAAAATCATACGATGGTCAAATATTAAGCCATGTAGAAAAAATGGTTTATGATGGAAAAACATTTGAAGAATCTGGTTTAAAAAGAAGAAGAAGAAAAAAGGAAGATGAATTGTTAGCTAGATATGGTGATCAACTAGGTATACAAAGTAATAATAGCAGTTTAATATTAAATGAGCAAGAAAACATGAATGCTCAGAGTGTTCTAGAAGATACTAACCTAGAGGATTTAGTTTTAGTTGATGCTAAAACAGACGAGCAATTACAAAAAGCTCTTTTAAATGCACAAGAAGAACAAAAATCAATAGTAATTGATAGAATAAATAGAGATAAATCTTTAACACAAGAACAAAAGCAAGAACAAATAAGTGAAGCTGAATCTGTAATAGATGAAGAGTCAGAGCAACTTTTAAATGCGCTTAGACTAGGTGAAACTAACGGTATAATTGTAGGTGGTAAATATATTGTTAGAGATAGAAAAGCAGCTAGAGCAGAACTTAAAAACGGCAACATATTAGCCGGTACAGTACTATCACATGAGATAGCTCACTCTGTAGATCAATTGGCTTTTTCAGATGTAAATGAACTTGTAGATTACAGTAAGAACCTATTTAACTACATGGATCAGAAGTTTCCAGAAATACACGACAACGCTCTTAATTTACAAAGAGCCATAGGTAACATAATTCAAAACGAAGATGGTAGCGTTAGTTACCCGGAAGGAGAAAGTGTATTTTGGGATGAGTATACTAAATCCGTACAAGATTTTATGAGTAGATCTAAGTATGCCGCTGAAAGAAGACAAATCTTAAATGAAGGACAAAGTACTTTGAATAAGTTTAGAGGCATGATAAACGGTGATTACAAAATAAATACACCTAGAGATGCTGCTCTTTATATGGCTAGTTATATAGATAACTTTAAACAAGGTAGACTTGGTGAACTTCAAAGACGTAGAATAGACCCAGCTAAAAAGCGAGATGATTTAGTACCAACTAAAATGTCTAAAGCTGCATCTGATAAAGTTCAAAATATTTACAATGAAAAAGGCTTGGGTGGTGCCATGGAGATTATACAAGAGTTTAAACCGATAACTTCTAAAATAGCAGAAAGACGTAGAGAAGCTCCTAACTACGATAAAGAACTTTTAATGAGTGAAATTGAGTTAGGACCAAGAGGTATATTTGATTTAATAAGAGAGTATAAGCCAGAATCTGGAGTGCCATTAGCTGCTTACGTAAACACATACTTACCATCAAGAGCTATTGAGGCATCGCAAAGAGTGCTAGGTGAAGAGTTTACAGATGATGTATCAGAAAGAGTTGATATAGCTGCTGAAGAAGTAACTACAGAGGTAAAAGCAAAAACAAAACCTAAAAAGATAATTTTATCTGAAAGATTAGGTATTACTAGCAAGGTTTCAAAAGCAATTGAAAAACTAGTGCCAACTTTACAATTAGAAAAATTAAATTTTAAAAGCTTAAAAAACAAAATACCAGGTATAACAGGTGAGCTTTTTGGTATAGCTCCTAAAAAAATAGAAACATTAGCTAACTTAAGCAAGGGTGAATTACAATCAGCACAGATGTTTATAAATAAAAATGCTGATCTATTAATAAATATGTTGCCAGAAGGTTCTACTCCTAGCGGTACAGCTACAGGCGTTCCTAATAGCTTATTAAAAGAGTTTTATACAAAAACTGATAGAGCTAAAATGGCTAAAACAGGTAGTAAAGCAGGTTTAGCTGTTCAGCAAAAAAACAATATAAACAAAAAAGACTTTTTAGAGGTATTTGGTATTATAGATGGTAAACCAGATCGAACGGATAGAAACACATCGGCTAGAGTTTTAGCATTAGCAAATCTTACAGGTAAAATGATAACTAATCAAGCTGTAAGAATAGAGTTATCTAATATTAAAGATCAACAAAAAAATATAAACAAAATAGCAGAAGGTAAATCAGCTACTATGTTTAGTAAAAATGCTAAAGAATTTAAAATAGATGGTACTATTGATAACTTATTACAAACACATATAGACAAAGTTGGTAGATCAACATATAAGTTTCAAACTAAAGAAGATGTTGACTTATATATAGAAGCATTAATAGACCAAGTACTACCTTTAATGCCTAGAGGTTTTTTCTTCAACAAACAAGAGGGAGATGTAAATACCGGTAGTGAGTTTACTGATTCTGACAGAATGATGGATATTGGTAAAAAAACGGTAAAAGGTGTAGATGTAAACAAAAAAGCAAGAAAAGATCTTTATGAATATTATGTGGCTAGAATAAACGCTTTAAACTCATTGCCTGATGATGCATTTGGGTCGCCTATAGAAGGTGTTACTGATTTTCAAAGATCTTCTTATGAAACATTGTTTGAAAATAAAAAAGGTATACAGGTAGAAAAAATTAAAGAAGTAAACGAAAAATCAGGCAAAATACACGAAGCTATGTGGCGTAGGATGTATAAAGCAATACAAGACAATCCTTCACACGCTGCAGCTATAGGTAATTTTTTCAAAGCAGTTGGTAATAGAAGTAATCATTGGCATAGATATGGTGCCGAAAGAATAGGTTATTCTCCAAGACCTAAAGGTGGTGCTAAAAGAAAATATGAATATGAACACGCTATGCCAGCTACAGCTTCTTACTTGTACTTAATAAATAGCGCGTTAAATGGTTTAAACTTTGATTCTGTTTATAAACCAGTTATGGACAATTTTAAATTAATTGCTTTAGACAAAGCTGAAAACTCTAAATTAGGTAAAGCTAAATTAGGTACAAAAATGCCTGAAGGTTGGAATGCTGTAGATAATAATTGGTGGGAAAGATATTTTAATACTTTAGTAAGTCAATTTGATGGTGGTATTAACCCTGAATCAATAATAACTTTAGACGGGCAAACGCTTGGTGATTTGTTTCAAATAAATGCAGAAGGTAAACCTAAACTTGTGCAACCTGGTACCGACAAAGCAAAGACGTTAGATAAAGCTATAATACAATCTAGAAAATCTACAAACCCAAGTAAAGGTATTACTATATTAGATTTTGATGATACACTAGCAACAAGTAAATCTCAGGTTATAGTTAAAGCATCAGATGGTACAACAAGAAAGATAAACGCAGAGGAATTTGCTAAAGAAGGCGCTGACTTACTAGATCAAGGTTTTACATTTGATTTTTCAGAATTTAGCAAAGTAATAGGTGGTAAAACAGCTAGACTATTTAATAAAGCCTTAAAGCTACAAAACAAGTTTGGTCCTGAGAATATGTTTGTATTAACAGCGAGACCAGCTGATTCTGCAAAACCTATATTTGACTTTTTAAAAGCGAACGGTTTAAATATACCTTTAAAAAATATAACCGGTTTAGCCAACTCAACATCTGAAGCAAAAGCATTGTGGGTTGCTAATAAAGTTGCTGAAGGTTATAATGATTTTTATTTTGCAGATGATGCTTTACAAAACGTGCAGGCTGTAAAAAATATGTTAGATCAGTTTGATGTTAAATCAAAAGTACAACAAGCTAAAAGATCTGCAAATCCTAGTAAAGATTTTAATAATATATTAGAAGAAACTACTGGTATAGAATCTCAAAAAGTATTTAGTCAAGCTCAAGCAAATTTAAGAGGTAGAAAAACAAAGTACAAAGGTATAGTGCCTGCATCAGCTCAAGATTTTGCTGGTTTAATATATAACTTTTTAGGTAAAGGTAAAAAAGGTGAAAAACAGTTTAAGTTTTTTAAAGATAAATTAATAGATCCTTTTGCTAGAGGTATTAATGAGCTTAACAGTGCAAAACAAAATACATTTAATCAATTAAACACTTTATATAAACAGTTTCCTAAAGTTAGAAAATTATTAAACAAACAAATAGAAGGTTTAGATTACAACCACGATCAAGCTGTGAGAGTTTACTTATGGAACAAAGCTGGTTTTGAAATTCCTGGTTTATCTCAAAGAGATTTAGCAGCGCTAGACAATATTGTTAAAAATAATCCAGAGCTACAGGCGTTTGCAGAAACTCTTGGTGCTATATCTAAAAAAGAAGCTGGTTACTCAGAGCCAAGTGACTACTGGTTAACTGAAAACATAAAGTCTGACATGCTTAGTGATGGTTCACTTGGTGATGCAAGGTCCGTATATTTACAAGAGTGGCAAGAAAATGTAGATCAAATATTTAGCGAAGACAACTTAAGAAAAATAAAAGCTATATATGGTGATAAGTTTGTAAGTGCTTTAAAAGATATGCTTTACCGTATGCAAACTGGTAGAGCAAGACCTAGAGGTCAAAGTAGATTAATGAATATGTATACTAACTGGGTAAATAACTCTGTTGGTACTATTATGTTCTTCAATATACGTTCTGCTGTACTACAGCTTATATCCGCAACTAACTATGTTAATTGGTCTGATAACAACCCCGCGAGAGCCGCGGCGGCATTTGCTAATCAACCTCAGTTTTGGAAAGATTTTACTTTTATTTTTAACTCTGATTTCTTAAAGCAAAGAAGAGCTGGTAACCAAAGAGGTATTAACGAAGCTGAAATATCTTCTGCAGTTGTTGGTGCTGAAAATAAAGTTAAAGCAGCTATATCTTATTTACTTAGTAAAGGATTTTTACCTACACAAATAGCGGATAGCTTTGCTATTGCTTCTGGTGGTGCTACATTCTATAGAAATAGAATAAAAAAGTACATGAAAGAAGGCATGAATCAAAAACAAGCCGAAGAACAAGCGTTTTTAGATCTTCAAGAAACAACAGAGGTAGCACAGCAGTCTGCTAGACCTGATATGATATCGCAACAACAAGCTGAACCATTAGGTCGTCTTATATTGGCTTTTCAAAACACGCCAATGCAATATGCTAGAATTATAAATAAATCAGCTAGAGATCTTGTAAATGGCCGAGGAGATGCAAAGACACATATATCCAAGATAGCTTATTACGGTTTTGTACAAGGTGTAATATTTGGAGGTTTACAATCAGCAATATTTGCAGCTATGGGAGATGAAGATGAAGAAAAGTTTGATCAGAAAAAAGAAAGAATACTAAATGGTATGCTTGATTCTCTTTTGGCTGGTATTGGTTACGGTGGTAAAGCAATTAGCACTCTTAAAAATACAGTTCAAGAATATTTAGAACAAAGAGAAAAAGGTTTTAGAGCGGATCATGCTTATACATTATTATCTGCGTTAAGTTTTTCACCACCTATAGGGTCTAAATTACGTAAATTGTATTCGGCAATACAAACAGAAAAGTTTAACAAAGATATAATAAAACAAAGAGGCTTTACTCTAGATAATCCGGTTTGGTCTGCTGTTGGTAACGTCATAGAAGCTACTACAAACATACCTCTAGGTAGATTATCAAGTAAGATGTTAAATATAGACAACGCTTTAGATTCAAACAATGAGACGTGGCAAAGACTTGCGTTGCTGCTAGGTTGGAATACTTGGGATTTAGGTATAAGAGATCCTGATTTAGAAGGCGTAAAGCTAGAAGTAAAAGAACAAAAGAAGCAAGAGAAAAAACTAGAAAAAGAAGCTAAAGAAAAGGAAAAAGAAAAAGAAGAAGAAAAGAAAGTAGAAGAAAATAAAAAGAAAGATGATGGTAGATGTGCCGCTTTTAATAAAAGTGGACAAAGATGTAAAAGCGAAGCTGTAAGCGGTGGTTATTGTACTGTTCACGAGAAAAAAGAACAAAGACAAGATGGTAATAAAGTGCAGTGTAGCCAAATAAAATCAGATAGTAAAAGATGTAAAATGCAAACAGCAAACAAATCTGGTAAATGCTACTATCACGATTAGTAAAGATTTAAAAAAATAAGTGACTATATAAAAATGGTGAAGAAACTAATAATTTTATTAATGGTGTTTTTGGTATCGTGTGCTGTACCTAAAAAATGCTGTTCTCAAACAAAACAAATAGATTTAGAAAAACTTTTAAAGTTTTCTACTTTTTATGCTGCAATAAATGGTGGTACATCGCTTTCTGATGTTGATGTGTTTTCTGTAAACAACGGTTTGTCTACACAAACTATATCAACTCCTTATGACTATAATTTTACCATAGGTTTACGTAAGATAGCAAGGTTTGGATATGAGAACAAGGCTCAAACATTTTATGATGGAACGGAATCTAATTACAGTGATGCGGCCACTGTTGGTAAAGTTAAAGGAGTTGAATATCTATTTGAAATAGACTACAAAAGACAAGAAGGTGTAGATTATATGGATCAACATCACTTTATTAGATTTAGTTCTGATGATGGGTGTGAAGATGCACTTTGTGTTAATTTTTTTGCTTTAAAGTTAGAGTATTTAGAAGACGGTTTTGCTGATATTAAATATTTCGAAGCGTCTGAAAGGTATAGACAGCGTAAGGGTAAAAACTTATCGTGGAACATAGGTTTAACACATCGATTGGCGGAGCCTTATGGTTATAATGCCTTAGATGATTGGATGCTTGATAATGGAAATATACATTATACTTATTTAGCCTTACAAGAGGGTTACGAAGTTGACGTGTATAGCAACGAGTATTATAATCCAGCCGGCGAACTAGTTGCTACTAGCGCTGAGGTTTGGGAGGCGGTTGTGATACCAGAAGTGCTGGCCGATTATACTCAAAAGAAAAGAAACGAATTAAAGAAAACAATTCAACACTCATTGGTAATGGGCTTTGATTATTACAAATATAATAAATCTACTTGGCTTCATGCTTGGGGTAGTATTATGCCATACCACTATGATGACGGCAGTAAGTTTAGCTATCACAACTATGTTGATGGTCAGTGGTATGATTACTCTGGCGGTTTGATTTACGGTATAAAAGTAAATAAACAATTAGGTTATTTTGTAGAAGGTAAATACAACAAGTACTGGAATAGAGAATGGTACGATTTTAAATTAGGATTAAATTACACAATTTTTTAAAATGGCAAAAGAATTAAATGAAGATACAAGCTTTAAAGTAAGCGTAAAAACACTTATAGGAATTGGGTTTGCAATTGCAACAATAGTTGGCATGTGGTTTGCTTTACAAGCAGATATTGCAGAAGCTAAAGAACTACCAGCGCCACCAGATCCAGAGGTTACTCGCATGGAGTTTGACATGAAAGATCAAATGATACGTAACACTATATTAACAACACAAGAGGATGTTAAAGAGATTAAAGCTTCTATAGAAAAAATAGAAGATAAATTATATAATAAATAAATTAAATGAAAAAATTATTATTGTTGTTACTATTACCCATATTTAGTTTCAGCCAAATTGAAGTTAAAGTTTTTAATGCCGGGTGGAATAAAGCTAACGACGTGCCTTGGGTTAATAAATTAAATGACGTAAAAACAATAAGCTATACTGATGTAGCAAAACATACTAAAGCACAAAAAAAATATAAAATAGCAGCTGTACCTACAATTATAATATTTAAAGATGGTGAAGAAGTTGCTAGATTTCAAGCTGATCTTAGTTTTACAATGGTAGCAACAAAAGAAGATGTGCAAGAAGAAATAGACAATCAATTAATGAGTGATTTTTAAAATGGCATATAAACAAAAAAATAATCCTTTTCCAGTTACTAGTTGTGGTAGGCGTAGAACGTTTACTCAAGGTGGTAATCCTGGTAATGATCGCACTGAAGAAAGCCCATTTCAAAAGGCAGAGCCACGTAGAACCATAGGTCCTGGTAAAAATTTCAACAAAGCAAACCCAACAGGTACAGGTGCTGATGCAGGTGGCGGTATGACACAAAAAGGTGTTAATGAATATAAAAGAAAAAACCCTGGTAGTAAGTTAAAAACAGCTGTTACTACTGACCCTTCTAAATTAAAAAAAGGCAGTAAAGCAGCGGGTAGAAGAAAATCATTTTGTGCTAGATCCAAAGGTTGGACTGGCGAGAGAGGTAAAGCAGCGAGAAGAAGATGGAATTGTTAAAAGATTTTCCAATACAAAAATATTTAGATAAAAAGCCACCTAGTGAAAACTCTGTAACAACAAAAGGCGAGGTAAAAGAATTATCTAAACTACCTATAAGAGAAAAATTTATAAAAGAAAAAGATGATATTAAAAAATCTTTTGAAAGTGTAGTAGGTAAAGATGAGGTAATACAAAAGTTAATTAATGAATCTGCGCCTGTTATAATGAAAATTAAAAAACATCATGATAGACCAAGGCCAAAGGTAATGGCTAAAAAAATGAAGACAAAAATGGAAGACATGGAGATGGCTTCTATGAAAACACCTTCTTACCCATCAGGTCACTCTGTTCAAGGTATATTAATAGCTAACATATTAGCTGATAAATATCCAAACAAAAAAGATAAATTAAAAAAAATGGGTAGAGATATATCTTATAGTAGAAGGTCTGCTAGAGCTCACTATAAATCAGATTCTTTGTTTGGTGAGCAAATAGGTAAAGATATGTATAACTATATAAAAGAAAAAATATGAAACCAAGAAATGCTCCATTAAGAGCGTATGCTTCAGACGCGCAGCGCAAAGCAATACATGCTAGTAAAGCAGAGCAAGCCTCACCTGTTAAAGGTAAATTAAAACCTTGTCAAAAGGCTGCTGCTAAGAAAAAATTTGACGTTTATCCTAGCGCATATGCTAACATGTGGGCATCAAATCATAAGTGTTAATGGCTTACGATATTAAATCTAAATTTATAAAGAACAGCCCTTTACCATGTTGGAGTGGTTATGAGCGAGTACCTGGTAAAGCTCAGGGTGCTAAAGGCAGTTGCCGTAAATCATCACCAACTAAAGCAAAACAAACTGGAGGAGGTACTACTAAAGTATGTTTACCTAAAGCTAAAATTTCTAGCATGAGTAGCGCTGAAAAAAATAAAGTTATATCAGCAAAGCAAGCAGCAGGTAGAGCTGGAAAATATAAAAGATCTAGCTCTAGTAATGTTACCGGTACTAAAAGTGATGGGCTAAGAGACTGGGTTAAACAAGACTGGAGACAAGTGGGCAATCCTTCAAAAAAATGTGGAGAAAAATGAAAAAACTATTATTACTACTATTATTACCATTTACAATACTGGCCCAAGGTCCACCTAGCTGTGTACCTACTACTATTGTTATAAACCTTGATCAATACCAAAGTGAAACATCTTGGGGTATATATGATACTAGTGGAACTTTATTAACTTGGGGTAATAACTATGGATCGCAACCAACTTATGCTTCTGTTGTAGAGCAAAGGTGTTTACCAGAAGGTCCTTTAGTGTTTGAAATATACGATAGCTATGGAGACGGTTTAAATGGTGCTCTTTGGGGTGGTTTAGATGGCTCTTATTACGTTATACAGTGTAATGACACTTTAGTGCTAGGAGATAACGCTGCTTTTGGTTTTGATACCGCTCATGCATTTGGATCTGACGCTTGTCCACCCGTCCTTGGGTGTATGGATCCGGCATATGTAGAGTTTAATCACTTAGCAGATACAGACGACGGTTCATGCACCACTTTAAAAGTATATGGTTGTACAGATTCAACTATGTATAATTACGATCCACTAGCCAATACAATGGCTTTAATACCTAATTGTGATTACGTTTTAACTTTATACGACTTAATAGGTGATGGTTGGGTAGGTTCTTATTTAGAAGTTACACAAGACACTAACATATATCAGTTTTTTATAGATACTGCCGCTTACACACAAGAGTTTATTATAAATTTAAAATCACCACAGCCCGTAGCTTTTAAGTTCTACGTTACAGCGCAAGCTCAATTAACAACCCCTCACTGTGGGTTTAAATTAACTAACCCACTAGGTAATACTATTATAGAAGTTTTACCACCATTTATACAACCAATGTTTAACTACGTAACGCCTACTTATTGTGGCAACCTATGTGTTGAAAAAACATTTGGATGTATGGATCCGTTAGCTGTAAATTATATTGATACTGTAAACACAGATGATGGTAGCTGTTACTACATGCCTGGTTGCAATAACTCTTCTTACTTAGAATATTACACCCAAGGATTTGTAGCTGATTTTAACAATGGTTCGTGTCAAACGCAAGCTATTTGGGGTTGTACCGATGCCACTGCTTTTAATTATAACGCAAGTGCTAACATAGATAATGGTGGTTGTACGCCTATAATACTAGGTTGTATGCAGCTTTTGGCTTTCAACTACAATGTTAACGCTAACACAGATGATGGAAGTTGCGTGCCTTATACGTATGGATGTACGGATCCAACAATGTTTAACTTTGATACAATAGCAAATACAGACGACGGTAGCTGTGTGCCTTACGTCTTTGGATGTACAGACTCAATAATGTTTAATTATAACCCTTTAGCTAATAGTGATAACAATTCTTGTATACCTTACATATATGGCTGCACGGATCCTTCTATGCTTAATTATAGCCCGCAAGCAAACACGGAGGATTTTAGTTGTGTTGCTTATGTTTATGGGTGTATGGATAGTTTGGCTCTTAACTACAATCCACTTGCTAACACGGATAACGGTTCGTGTATCGAGATCATTATGGGTTGCATGGATCCAGATGCATATAACTACGAATCAATTGCTAATGTTAATGATACTTTATCTTGTTTATATAACGCTGGTTGTATCACTGGTGCAGGTAATCCTTACTGGCTCAACAATGAATGTTACGCTTGGGTTATTTCAGTAGATGATTACTGCTGTAAAAACTCTTGGGATGAAGTATGTCAGTTAACATATGACTATTGCGAGGGGACTTGGATCGGACCAATACCAAGACGTATTAGTGAATTAGTTTATGTTACAGATTTACTCGGTAGAAAAACAAAAATAACAAAAGGTAAAGTATTACTTTTTATTTATAAAGACGGAACTGTAGAAAGAAAATATATAAAATGAAATTTATAGGGCAATATATACAACAGTTTATTGCTAGGTTTAAATCAGATGTTTATTTAGACGACATAGATTCTGGCACTATCGCTAGTGGTGGTAATCTAGGTTTGGATTCAAATAATAAAATTGTTAAAGCATCAGTAAGTGGTGGTAGTAGTGGAATATCTCACGATGGCTCAACAGCTAATGGTGTTTTAACTTTTAAAGATGCTGACGAGGCTACTGTAGAGGCTAATTTTACTTTTGATGGTAATGATGCTTTAATTTCTAGCACTGGTAAGCTGAAACTTAGAGATACAAATTCTTATATAAACTCTCCAACAGCTAATAATTTAGAGATTGTAGCTACGGATATAACCTTAGACGCCGCTGGTGATATAGCTTTAGAAGCAGCTGGAAATGATATAACAGTAGACTCCGATACTTTAACAATAACTTCTTCAACGGCTGATCAACCAGTATTAAAATTATTAAACACTACTGATGATGATCAAGCATCTAGATTAATTTTTGAAAAACTAAGAGATGATGATGGAGTTGCTTCGGGTCAAAATTTAGGTGAAATATGGTTTTTTGGTCAGGATAATGCACAAAACACTGAGGACTACGTAGCAATTGTGGCTGAAATTGACGTTTCAACTGGCGGACAGGAATCAGGAAAATTAACTTCTTTTGTTGCGGCTCATGATGGTTCAAACCAACCTGGTCTTATACTAACCGGCGGTAGTGTCTCCCAAGAAGTAGATGTCACAATAGGTAACGGAGCAGCGTCTGTAACAACTGTTGCTGGAACACTAACCATGGGTAGTACAGCAACAATAAATAACTCTGGTGTTATACAGGTTGCAGCTCAAACAGTAATTGATCATGATCAATTAGCTAATTATGCTGCTAACGAGCATTTTACACAAGCTAATATTACAACTGTTGGTACAATAACAACTGGTACTTGGAGGGGGACGGCTATTAATGTTGCTTATTTAGATGGTCAAAGCGGAACAAACACTGGTGATGAAACTACAGCAAGCATAAATGCTTTAGATATTACGGAGGTGGGTACTGTTGATAGTGGTGTTTGGAATGGAACGTCAATTTCCACTACGTATACAGATGCTAAAGTAACATCAATAGTAGCGGGAGATGGAATAGATGTTTCTGGTGCTACTGGAGATGTAACAGTTACAGCAGAGACTGCTACAGATAGTAACCCCGGTGTAGTTGAATTAGCTACAACGGCTGAGGCTGTTACTGGTACTGACACTGCTAGAGCTGTTACACCAGCAGGGCTCGCAGCTAGAGTAAGTCAAATAGTAAATATAAAAGGATATGTAACATTGCAAAACGATATTTATGATTATGCAAGTCCTTATGTAACAGATGATGAAGCTCCTTTTCAATTAGATAAAAGTTATGGTAGCGGCACGATAGACAGTTCTACAGAGCAAGCTCAATCTTCCTTTTTTCGATCTAATGGCTTTCATGTCCCGTTCGCATGTACTGTTAGTGCTTTACAAGTACAAGCTAGTGTAAATGGTAGTGGTGGTGGTAATATAGTCGCTGCTTTAGTAGAGTATAGACCTTCTACAGCTAGTGGAGATACAAACGATTATCCTAGAACAGTTTACGAAGAGGTTACTGTGGCTTCTAATAATAACAACAACAAAGTAGCAACGACCACTATTGACGCAGCAGATTTAGACGCTACAGTTATTCCAGCTGGAAGCCACTTAATGTTAATGGTAAAAGGCGATTCTACTACTTCTGGAGATCTAGCTGTTGTATCTATGTCAATAGGATTATCTTGGTAAATAAATAAAATATATGGCTTTTAATACTCAAAACATAACAAATAATACAGCAAATAAAATCACAGGTGCTGATAGTAGTATATTGTCTAGACTTAAAATATGTAACACAAAGTCAAGTGATGTTACTATAGAGTTGTATTTAGAGAAAATAGAAGATTCTAGCCAGTTTCACGTGTTAAAAAATTGTGTAATACCTAACGGAGCAACATTAATAATGGAACATGAAGATTTAAGTTATATAAAATCTGAGTACGATTTGTATATAAAATCAGATTCAAGTGGCGGAGACATTTCAATAATAACAAATTAAAAAATGATAAGTAAACACATAAGCTACAAAGAGAGCACGCATAGTAATACCGCTTTACGTAGAGGTATAGATAACACTCCTACAGATGACCATATTCATTTTATGGAAATTATAGCTGAAAAAATATTTGAACCACTGAGAAAATATGTTGGTGGCCCAATTAAAATAAATAGTTTTTATAGGTCACAAGAACTAAATACCGCTATAGGTGGCTCTAAAACATCACAGCACTGTAAAGGTCAAGCTATGGATATAGACGACACGTTTGGCAAGGCTACAAATGCCGAAATGTTTCATTGGATAAAAGATAACTTAGATTTTGATCAAATGATATGGGAGTTTGGAAACGATGATAATCCTAATTGGGTGCATATTAGTTATGTGTCTGAAGATAAAAATAGAAATAGATGCTTAAAAGCATATAAAGAAAATAAAAAAACAAAATATAAAGTAATATAACTATGGCAACATTAACAGTAACATTAACAGAGTCATTACCAGATTATAATGGTTCAGATAACGATTTAACACTAACAAATGCTTTAAGTATAAGTGGTGTAGATGATATATATCATAGAATAATAACTTGCCCAGCTGCAGACGGTGGTATAAGCGGTACAACTTTAGTAAAATTTAGCGCGGCAGTTAACACTGTAGATGGCGCAGCGGCATTAGACTTAGATAATGTTAAGTACATAAGAGTTACTAATTTAGATAGTAGCAATCCGGTAACATTGTCTTTGCAAGTATCAAACGATGAAGATGGTGCTGCAGACTTTTCTTCTTCAATATTACTTGAGGCGGGTAAAAGTTTTTTAATGGGCACACCCCACGATGGCATACAAGTTAGTGATGCTAACGCTAATGTTATAACTACATTAGTTGATCTAGAGAGTATAATAGCAGATCCAGCTGGTAACGATGTTAAAGTAGAAGTATTTATAGCTTCAGTTGTATAATTAACAATTTATTAACATTGTAAAAATTAATTTCTTATATTTATAAGTGAAAATAAATATATGAAAACAAATACAAAAGATCTTAGTCCTATTATATATATAGTGATAATGATTACTATTTTCTTAGTAGCAAAATAAAAAAAGGGAGTAACTCGCGTTACCCCCTTTATTACTTTAAGAATGTTCTAGAACTGAGCATTTTTTTGATCTTGCACTTCAATCCTAACTTCTTGCGCTAGAGACTTTACAGCCTGCATAGCTTTTCTAACTCGCGTTCCCGCGGAATTATTCCCATCAACAAATTTTGTAACATCATTTTGACAATCGTTAATGCTGTTTTGTAACTCATCGAATATACTGTTTAATTTATTAAAACTCATAATTTAATTTAATTTAATTTATATTTAATTTACTTTTTAAAATTTATAAGATACACTTAAATTGAAAGCGCCTTCTCTATTACCAGCCTCGTCAGCTTTTGCTGGCATCGTATAGTTTGGATCAATGTATAAGCTATTCCATACATTAAAAGAGTATCCAATTCCTAGTTCAACATTATCTATCAACTCAGCTTCAGAATCTTTAACATAATTGTATATGCAAGTACCCCAAAGTCCATTCATTAATTCATAACGACCTAATAACTCATACTTGTCTTCACCATCCATAGTTGCACCAACCATAAGCTTTTCGTTTACTTGGTAACCGATACCTATTTTGTCAGTGACATTCCATGAATCTTCTTCTGTAGGTTTTGTATCACCTTCATATACCTCACAATCTTCATTGCCGATATCACAAGCTGGCACACCTTCTATCTTGTTTATAGTTGTCATTACTGACCACTGAGCAGAGGCTACTACAGTGCAAAAGACCAAGGTCATTGTTAAAAATAATTTATTCATAATAATTGTTTTAGTTATAAGCCTGTTATTTCACAAGATCCACCGGCACAGGCTAGTTCACCAGATAGATCAGTTTCGTCAGTTTCTTCAACAATGTTAGACAAGTCTACATCATTTAATAATTTGACTCTTTTGTTAAACTCTTGCTTTGTTATGTCTTCAAACGGTGCTTGAGTATATGTACCACCATCATATGGTAGTACTGATAAACCATTGTAACACTCCCTGTTATCCCACATCCATTTACCAGCTTTTTCCCATTCATCTGCTCTTAAACTAATTGTTGCAGACACGTTGTGAGTGTTAGACCCTTTGCGGTGGCCAGGTTTAACCCATTCGGTAGCAACTTTTTTAACTCTTTTGAGTAAGTCGAAAGCAGACTCAGTTCTTAATATAGAACCTTTTGGTGCTGATTGTGGTATTTCGATAACAGCAGTATCATGTGGTCTAAAGTATTCATCCTCTACTAAATCAGGATTGTTTTTCTTTAGGTAATTATATATAGGTTCATTTTTACCTACACGTAATCTTCTAATGTAGAAATCGTTATGCCAAGCATGTATACCTGAAGATGTACCGAGTACTAACGAAGTTGTCCCAGCTGGTTTAACACACGTTGTTCTAGCTGCTTTGTTTATCCCTATTAACTTCGCTACTCTTGTATTCTCTCTTTTTACGATACTTGCAGCTGCCTTCATATCCAGCGGGAGCACAGCGGCACTCGCGATTCCTGTCATTGACACACCTATAAGCGCATCTTTTTCTGTTGTTTCTTGCCATATTTCTCTTAGATAGTGGAATTCCGTATAACCTGCTTGAAGCGTACCTATGAAAGACGCGGCCTTAACACGATCGTTAAGATCTTCCTGGTTAGTGACGTCACTTACATTAACTTCGCACAAGTTACAAAACTGATAAGGTCTCAAAGCAATCTCACAACACGGATTAGTTCCCCAATCTTTGTCATGATTAAAATATATGCCCGGTTCACCAGCTCCGGATAATTCAATACGTTTCCACAAATCTAAGAAAAATTCTTTTGTTATTTTATGTCTCATTAATACTGCAGAGTTATTAGCCCTACCTCTTTGTGGGTTTGTTTCCCACCAATTACTTGATTTACACGAAATCATTTCTTCATCATATGCTGAAAACAAACTTATTAAAGCCGCTCTACGAATACCACCAGCTAAAACAGCGTCAGCAATATGACAAACAATGTCATGAACTTCAAGAGTAGTTAGTTGTGCTCCATCTTCTTTAGATTCTAATATTCCTTTTATTTTTACTAAACACTCTCTCAATGGTTGAGGCCCTGGAGCTTTTCCTCCTGAGGTCACAAGTCTCGCACCTTTTGGTCTAATATCAGAATAATCAAATTTGATCTTAGATGATCTCTTAGAGCCTAAATAAGACTTAATTAAAACTTTAATTGAATCAGACCAACCTTCTATTGAATCCCCAATAACAAATCTTCTGGTTCTACCTTCAAATGGTTTTGTTACGTGTGGTAATTTGTTTACATGGTGATTCTGTACTGAATAACCAACTCCGCAGCCAGATAATAAAAGAAACATGCACTCGCTAAAGCTATCAGTGTGGTCAATAGGTAAATAGCTGCAGTTGTATAATCTGTTGGGAGATATCTCAATAGGTTTCCCGCTAAATTGTAGCGAACGCATAGACGGTAAAACTTTCTTATCATAAACATATTTATAAGCTAACTGTATTTGATCTGTTAATTCTGGATACCTCTTTTGATGCATCTCTTTGTTGCGCGTTACTAGTTCTCCCCAGGTTTCTCTTCTGTTTAACTCTGGCACAAACTTAGCATACTTCATGTGGACTGTAATGTCCGAAAGTATTTTTTTATTTAAATCACTATTCATTGTAAGTAGTTAAACAAATATCTATAAGAGGCATGTACAATACATGGTTGCTTCTATCTACTTCGTTATACGTTCTAAACCCCAACATTATTCCTGGATAAAATCCAAAGCTTATTTCCCATTCTTTCATTTAATTTTATTTTTAATTATTAACTCTATTACTTTATCACATTCCTTCTGGTTCTGAGGTTTATATAAAGTTACATGTGGCATATCATTTTTAATGAATTTTTTGAACATTTTCCAACGTAGTGGAAACGATTCGTTTGCCCTACCTTTACATTCAATTATAAACGAAGGGTTTATAAAATCAGGCGTATATTTAATACTTTGAATCTTTTTTTGTCCTCTATTTACCATGTCACCCTTACCATTGCCCTGTCGTTCAAATGAATCAACATCAAACATAAAAGCATCTTGTAACGTAAATGTCATGCCTTCGTATTCAGCGTATATCTTAGCTTTTTTTAAAGCTATATACATATACTTTTCTAAACCAGAAGCAAATGTGATCCCGTCAAAAGTAACTTTCTTACTTCTAACAGGACCTTTTTTTCTTTTATATTTCCTCTTCATCTTGTTCAAATTTATCAATCATAGCTTCTTCAGATAAATCACGAAGTTCTTCACGTGCGGCTTGTATGTATAACACCGCATCCATAAGCTCTTCTTGTATATCATTAAGATAACCTTGTAAGTTTTTCATTTTAAGCCTACGCTCATCATCTAATGTGTTATTATACTTTTCATAACCAACATCTGATCGTGATACAAATTTATCAACTACATTTCTAACTACAGGATCTCTGAATCCATATTCTTTTCTTGATGTGATACCGTTTTTGGCATCTGATATTTCTCTACTGCTCATATTAATCTTTTTTATAAGTTCCGTTAACCATCTTTCCTTTTCTGTCTTTTATTTCGTTGTATGCTTTTGCTATACACTTTTCTATCGGTGTGCCAATTAGTTCTGCTAAGTTAGTTAATACAACTACACAATCACCAATACCGTCAATCATTTCGGGCGCATCTTCTTTTAGTATAGCTCTACAGGTTTCGCCAACCTCTTCAACTAATTTTAAAGCTTGAGTTTTAGGATCACCACCATTATATAGTCCTCTGTCGTTCGCCCAAGTTCTAATTAAATCAAATTGACTAATTTCACACTCTGGTTTACAAGTTTGTCTGTGATCTGACATAATGCCGCCCGTTCTAGTTTCGTGAGCGTTATTATTATCGAACCATCTTGCAAAAGCTTTATTATATACATAACACCTTTGATCATTGTATTTAGATATATTTATATTTTTTAATATCCACTTTATAGACTCTTCTGTTATCACGCAAGAGCCGTGTTCCGTTTTCCATGTCATTCCTTTGTTGTCCATAAGTTGACCTTTTATTTTATTTACAGGACAAGGAAAAGTTGTTGTTTGTTCTGTTACATTTATATTCATTTGATTACATTTTAATTGTTTATATAATTGTTCATCTATTTTATAGCCGTATTCAAGTTGAAGTTGTATTTCTTTATGAGACACATAGTTTATATCATCTGACATTTCTAGTATTTCATATTCTCCTTCGTTATAACCTTGTTGCTCTTCAACACGGTATTTAATATTGTTTGTTACACCTATTTTTTTACCCGGTATATGGTATATGCAATATGTCATATCTTATCATTATATAAGTGCATATTATGTGCGAAATGATAATATACACCAGTTTCAATATTTAACTGTTTAGAGACCATCTCTTGCAGTTTAGAGAATTGATATTGATCATTACAAAAACCGTACCAAAGATCGTTAGATCGCATCGTAACACACATATCGAGCCTGTTATTGACAATTGTGAACTGCACGGCCCATGTGCATGGCGTGTCGTGTTCGTAGTCTTGAATCTCTTTACCATCGTATATAGATATACAAGCTTGTCTAGTGTCTTTGTTGTTTTTAAGTTGATATATAATAGAGCCTAATTGATCATTACGATTCCATTGCCAACCATAATTAGAGTTTACATTACCATTAGTATTAGCCATACGTTTCCATATCTCAGGTACTTTACCATATAAGTCGCCAAGCTTAGCTATGTTGCGATCACCAGACAAATACCATTGCCATTCGGCTTCGGCATATTCTTCTAACCAACCGCGTTCTCGGTTTACGATCTTTCTATCTTTAGGATCTGTTATGTAGAAACCTACATTGAACAGAGCTTTAGTATCTCCAAACGCTACGCCATGCTGTAATATCTGATCGTGTACATATTCGTATGCTTCGTTTGCATTTCTAAAGACTTTATTGTTTATTGTATTTATCATATTGTTATTATCCTCTAGTGTTCGTATTTGGTTTGTAATAATATTTGTAATATTCTACAACTTTATTATAAATAGTATCGTCATTATATCTATTTGGATCCACATGTAACTTACCGTTTATATTAATTTCAATTTGCCAACGTGTTAAATTATCTTTCCAATCAGGACTTATAGCTATTTTAATATTGTTGTTTATACACCAAGCTATTATTTTTATCTCTTCATCTAACCAAGTTCTTTTTGGTGGCTTTTTACTTGGTGCTTTTTGCCATTTAAAAAATGCCATTATTCCCAGGGCATTGGCTCAGACTCCGCTTGATCTGTAACATGTGGCACAAAACTACCAGATCTTGGCTCCCACGTAAAGTGTGATTCAGCACCGTTTTCACCAAGGTTTTGAAATTTAACTTTCAACACTTTAACCTTTGTGGTTTTAGCATCGTAGTCCCTGTGTACCAGTAAACCGTGATAACTAGCATCGTACCACTCACCACCACCTTTAATATTATACATTGTAGGCTCTTCCATTTTACCGTCTTGACCTTTATACATTTTAGTTGGATGAGCTACAATAAATACTAATACATCATACTTCTTAGCAAATGTCTCTATCTTAGCTAGGTAATCCATAGTGTAACGATTAACATCGTCAGACTTAGCATTAACATCTCTAACTTTATTAAATGGATCAATAACTAAGCATTTAATACCTTTACGTTTTACAAGCTCAGCGCCTTTTCTTAATACAGATTCTAAGTTGTATTTATCCATATCAATAAAAAAATAGTTATCATTGACTTTTTCTGTTACCTTCTGCCACTTATCACCATCTATATCATCTACGCGAGGCATATCTTGCCAAGTCTTACGCATTAGCTTATGAGCGTGAAGATATGTTGGCTGATTTTCTGGCGAAGCAAACGCAGTTTTCCAACCATAGTTATTGTTGTAACCAACAACCATTTGATCAACAAAGTCAGACTTACCAGAGCTAGGGATACCAGTAACAGTAATAAACTGCCCAGTGTAAGTACTAAAAATCTTATCAAAGTTATTAAGTCCAACTTGAAAGCCAGGTTTAAAACCGTTTTTAACAAAGTCTTTAAGTTCATCTTGTATATCATATAATGTTGTTACACCTTCTAATGGTACTTGCGAGCAAGTGTGTATAGCATTTCGTAAAGCTTCAGCACCATGTTCTATTAAGTATTCATTAGCATCTTTCTGGCCATTAAAATCAACTAAATAGCAAACCTCAGCACCAAGCCTTCTAATAAACTCGTTACGTAAAGCTTGCCCAGCTTCGTCAGCATCTACCGCTAATATTATCTTAGTCTTATCTTCTAAATAATCAATACAATTATCTAAATAATCTAAGTTATTAGAATTTAATGTAGCTCCATTAGGAACTGAAATAGCATTTTTAATACCTGCCTCATGAAGGGCTAACACGTCCATTTCGCCTTCTACGATTACACAAGTTTCATACCCTACGATTGCGTTAATATTATAAAATACTTTTTCAGCCCCTTTATAAAGCTTAAAATTCTTTCTACCATCTCTATATTTTACATTGATCAACTGATCACCCATAAAATAATTAAACTGTATGGTATTTTCTTGTTTAGATGTTTGAGGCATCCACTCTGGTCCTTCGGAGACCTGTAAATCTGATAGTGTTTTCTTAGATATACCTCTTGTACCAAACCACGTTTCAACATTCGTACTCACCTCGTTAAAGTTGGCAGGCGTATCAGGTCTTATATAAACCTTTTCGCTAGCGCCCTTGCGTTGATAAGTATGAAGTTGAAATGTAGTATCACAATTGTGACAGGTACCGAGACCACGTTCCCAATCATAGCTAGCACATTGTGCTTTTTGATTCTTGGGTTTCCTATCAGATGAACACAGGGGACAAATCCCCTGCGCTGCATTTTCTTTTAGGCCATGTTGATTGAACTTGTCAATCAAGAATCCATTGATCTCTTCTACACTCATTTAAAATGGTAAATCATCTGCCGGAGCCGCAGCTGGTGCCGCTTGAGCAGGAGCACCGTCTCTTGGTGCTGGTTCAACATTAGTACCGTTAGACCAAACAACTTTAACATTACCTAAATAAGTCTTTGGTGCTTTAGCGTCACGTTCCTCTTTTGTTTGTTCTACAACTACAGGACCTTGATTACCGAACTGATCTAACTCATCGTTAATCGTAATTGTAATTGGTAGGTACTTACCTTTTTTACCTATATAGATTTTATCTTTAGGTATTGCGTCTAAGTTTAGACTTGCTTTAATAATACTTGCCATTTAATAATTATTTATTTGGTTAAACATTCTTGTTATTTGTTCTTTAGTAGCACCGCTGTTTCTTCTCATGTTGTCTACTGCTTTTACATGATTTTGATTTGTATAAAAATTCTTTTCAGATGTTTTAATACCGCTCACTGTACATACTTTTGATTTTGTTCTTGCCATTATAATTGGTTTAAAGGGTTTTGCTTATGAAATACTGTTTAGGATCAAAGTCCTTGGTCTTGTAAAACAAGTCATAAGCCTCGCTTGCTTTACGTACCTTATCTTCACCTCTTTCATAAAACTGTGGTGAGCAGTCGAACATACCAATTTGATGGGTGTTCTTATCGATAACTATAAATAGAAACTCATACCCAAACAGTTTACTGTATATGTAGGCTTGTGAGTCATAGTTATACTTTGAAGCTGACCATTGAAACTTTTCAATGTCTGCTGTTGTTTTTAAATCAATAATTAATTTCTCTTCATGATTAACAATATCTGCTTTGCCTTTCCATTTATTACCAAATAACTCTGTAATCATTGGAACTTCATACTCAACATTTCCTTCCATGTTTTTAGTCAGAGATCCAGGTGACATTTGTCTACCCTGTATAAGATCTCTACATATATCGTTATCAATAACTTTTGCTCTCATTAATTCAATCATATCCACTTCTTGTTGTAATAGACATAGCTCGCCACCTGCAACATCTTTATAGGCCTTGGTATTTCTAGTACTTGATTTTACAACCTTATATTTATCTATTTTATTAGGTTCTAATATGCAAGTATGGAAATATCCACCTATTAAAAATGCTGGTGATGGTTTGCTTGGTTCAAAGGCTCTTAATGGATCTTTTAGTAATTTACTAACATGAGAGTTAGATAAGAACTGATTACCATATTGTCCATAATAATCCTCGTCGTTACAAAGTCTTTGTAATACTTGTTTTTTGTTCATCTGTCATTTTGTATTTAGATTCTATAGCTGTAATACTACCGCCTGCAGCTACGTACTCTTTTGCTTTAGTTAATTGTGCTGATGTTATAGCAGGTTTAGCCGCTTGTTTAATCTTATCTACAGCGCTAGAAGCTTTTACACCTGAGTCTGCGTCTTCAGTATCATCAATAAGCAATAGATTACCTAAGGCATATTTTTTACCGTAAGTTGATGCTGCGCCAAACTGCTGAGAAGTCTGCATACCTTTTTGATTAAGGTCTACACCCACTAGAGCGGTCGCGTGTATAGCATTCTCGCCATCTGATATTGTTGCTGTTGATTTCATTGTTGGAACAGGGTCAGTCATTATTAACTCTTCATTAATTGTAACTGTAACGCCGTGTTCGATTAAGAAAGGCTTTATAGCCTCTAAGATGTCTTCTGATTTTCGGAAGTAATACTTACCGAACGAATTATACGAAGACTTTTTCGCTTTTAGCTTAGTCTGTATGACTGCTAATTTTTGGTTTAATTCTTTCATAATTTGGTCTTTTGGTGTGTATCTATAATCACACATTAATATTCATTTTTACACAAGTAACTTACAGAAAGTCAATTACTTGTGAGTGGTCTACGTTGGCAATTAATTTATCTACAGCTTGCTTTTTTAGCTGTGAAACTCTAACATAAGCACCGCTGCCTTCTATATTTAACTGTTTAGCTATTTCTTTAGCTGAATGTTTATCACAATCAAGTCCATAACTCAATCTTAACACGTGATATTCTCTGTCTGTTAGGTGTTGTTTTAACAAACTTTTAAGATACATATTTAAAAACTCTTGATTGTATGGCTCTGAAGTATCTTCTATTTGTAAAAATAAATCATCATCATCTCTCGTGCCAGCATCAATACTTAAAAATATAGAATTAAAAAACATAGCTACAGCTTTTTTATCTTTACCAAAGTTTTTACGTATACTATTGGTAACGTGTTCTGGCAGTCTCATTTGGCCTCTGTTTTTATCTATTTCCCTACGTATACCGCCTTTGATACGTTTAGATAAAAAGCTTTTTAGTGTTTTTTCTTGGTCCTCAGATTCTTCTATCTTTTCCCAAAATATTCTATCTACGGCTTTTATAAGGTTTAAATGACCTTCTTGTATCATATCTGTTATAGCCATAACACCTGATGCTTGTTGTGATGTAGCAAATTTTCTGGATATATTTTCTACTAGTGGCATAAACACTGTTACTAATTCATTTCTAGTGTAATCTTGCCAATCTTTTTTTTCTAACCTTTTTAATGTAGATTCAAGATCTTTTTTGTATCTTATGTAATTTTGAATATTATAATATTTCATTAGTATCGTTTTTTATCTAAATATTGGTTTAATTTATCAAGCAGTCTTTCTGCTATCTCAACGCTGATCTCATCAGCATAGTACATATCATATATTAGTCTTCTCATAATTGTTTATTTAATAGTTCTTTCTCTCGTTTTAATTCTTCACTCATATTTCTATGAATGGTTCTTGTTGAACATTCTAACCATAATGCTAATTGTGTTATAGTAATTTTCTTACCTAAGTCGTTTAAATCTAGCATACATTGATATATGTCATCTTCATGCACACGTTTAGATCTACCAATCAACTCGCCTACGATAGATAACTTTTCTTCTTTAGATAACATACTACCATATTTGAATATAACCTTACGTAGCTTATTCTTTGGTGGCTCTTCTAAATCTAGCATCGATACCTCGTATACTATCTTGCGTAGTAAGTCAGCGTGTATAGCAAATGACGTAAAGCCATTAGGTTTGTGAGCTAATATCTCTGCTACAACCATAAACTGATCTTGATCAAGCTGCGGGTTTAAATACCACAGAACTAACAAGTGCCATTTAAGAGATTTAAACGTAGTTATTTTAGCTTTACTAGTAAACAGATGGTAGCATTCATAAGTACCTTGTTCGAAGAACATGTATTGATTAGTCTCATGCGTTGGTTTATCTGTTATTGGATCTCTTTTATAGACGATGCGGTTGTTATTAAAATATTTTAAGTTACGTGACATTAGCCTATTACTATTTATATTTAGGGGCTGTTGTCACACCCCAGGTTTGATTTCCATCTTCATCAAAACTACCCATAACTGGGGTATCAGGTTTTAATGTTGTTAATATAATTCTTGTTTCGTTATCATTAGGATATTTAATTTTATTAAATTCTTTAATGCGTTGTTTTAGTTTTTCTGTCATAATTGTTGTTTTGCCATTTTTTCTATTACTTTTACTAGTTTAGTTAAGGCTTTAGTTAAGTCGCTAATGTCCTTATATAATTGTTGTTCATTTCTATTCATAGTTACGTATACATTTAAATAATGGATGTCTGTAGCTGTTTGCTTTTGTTCGTTCGAAGTACGTAAATGTAGCAGTTTTACCTACATAGCCTTGCATTTTTTTGAAATTGTTTTGTAAATACTTAAACTTATCCATAACAGGCATACCGAATGTTACACCATCAGCATCAATAGCTAGAAACTTACCGATAGTACCTTTACGTTTACCTTTACCTTCAACCCAGCCTGTAATAGTAGCTTCAGTATCATGAAAGTCTTTAAACTTACGCAAGCTATGTGTACGTTTTTGATGATACTCATCATTAGTACGTAATATTGAGCCTTCATAGCCACCATCTAGGTTTCTAGCATGATTAACTTTAGCTTGAGATTCTGTAGGCACTAGCATTGTTGGAACTATATGTACGTAAGGAGACGATTGCTCTACGCAATACTTAACAAACCTGTTTCTATCTTCAAATTTAGAATTATCAGGATGTATTATATCGTAGCAATGAAATTGTACAAGATCACGTGATTCTAGCATGTCTATATCATCAGGAGTTTGTCTTCTGACTAATGATATGATAGTTTCAAAATCATCTCTTAGATCGTGATTATACAGTTCGCCATCAAGTACGGTTGTTTGATTACTTTTAAACCATTTTTCTAGAGAACTAGTAATATGGTGTATGTTTTTCCACTCTTTACCTGTACGCGAGTATGCAGTTACTTTACCTTTGTCATATTGTATAAGACAGCGCACGCCGTCAAGCTTTGGTTGCATGAATACTTTATCATCATAGTTAATTGGTTTGTCGCTTACTGGGTAAGCTAACATTGGTTTGTGTCTCATCATTTTCCTTTTTTTAATATTTTATTTACTTCATCCATTCGTTGTTTTATAATAGCACATTTTTCATATGCTTCATCTTCTTTGAATAAGTTCATTAAGGTCATAAGCTTTGCAGCTTCACCTAATGCATTTTCTTCTTCAGTTAGTTCAAGATCTTGGTAAGCCGTTGACCAAGCTATGTCAGACTTGGACACATGGGCAAACCAGTCTTCCATAGACTTAAGTTTCACCATACGGCTTACGATCTTGATTGCTAACAAGTTAAGACCTTCTTCACCTACTTTAAGTGCATCTATTTTATCTAATATTTGTTTATTTGTTACACGTTTATTATCCGTCATTGTTCGTATTTTGTTTGTATTTATTAATAAGTTTTTGTGGTTCGCCTACAAATATACACTCAAAGTCAAGACCATTACCCATACCTTCAAATATACTAATCCATGTAGTTTTTAAAGGCGCTTGCCATATATAATATATATATTCTAAATCACCGTGTCTTGTATCAAGATGTTCTATTTCCCATCTTTCTATTTTAGTTGAATCTAACAGTGACTCAGCTATATCTATGCCTAATCCTTCTGGATAACCATCACTGTGTTTATAGAACTGCGCGTGTATAGCATTTGGATGCTCGTTAAATGATACGCCAACTTCTCTTGTTGCAAATCTAATTTGTGCTCTTGTACTCATAATTTAATCTAATAATACCATATAAGCCTCAGCGTTGTGCTGTCTAAACCAGTCAAGACCTTTTCTTAAAAGGCTAACGTCAGTGTGTTTGTAACCACCTGCCATTTCTAATACCATAGTAGAACCTATTATAAAGTCGTACATAGAAAGTTCTACGTTATTTAGCTTATATTCTTCACCGGAAAATCTGTTCCGTACAGTAGCTCCTTTGTCATATATTTCACCATTAAACCATTTAGGTAATTGTTTTCTATCAAGCTTTTTCATATTGTATAATAACTTTTCATTCTGATTCATACTCATAATATTTTATTTTTAGTGATTCAATAATTGCTCTACCTGTTGCCGTGTTAAAACCATAGCTATGAGTGTGTAATTCTTCTATTGGGTCATTGAAGAATAATAGTTTCATAAAATCTAGTCCAGTTATTTTAGGTGTTGTAAATTCATTACTAAATTTTATAGCCATATCATTACAAGCAGCAGCTATACAATCAGGGCAATGTCTTAGTTCTTGATTAGATCTCCAAGCTATATATTGTTTTACTTTTTTAGTTGTTAGTTTTTTCATATTATATAACTTTTTCTGCTACAGTTTGTGTATTTACCTGGCTATTGTCATCTTCAACCGGTAAGCTTACGTTAAATTGTTTTTCTACTTTACTTACGATAGCTTCCATTAACTCATATGTATCTGTAAGATTAATAGTTTCAGCTTGTACTCTACCTTCATAATCAAGACTAAAATCTAATTCATATTGGTCTGTATTATCAAAGTTGTAGTTTTCTATCGCTTCGTTTATAGCATCGTTTATTGTATCCATTACTTCACTAGATATAACTGGTTTACTAACATTTTCTAGATCTTTTTGTTTAGACTTTAAGTCCATATTTAATTGACCTATCTTGTCTTGTAAGCCTTTTACTGTAGCTTCTAACATTTCTTTTGTTTCTGACATTTTATTTAATTTTAATTTATTATATTATCCTGCTTTATTCGTATTTAGTTTGTAACTAGTGAGGAATCGAACCTCATTGTTTTCAGCACGAGCGCAACCGTGTTTCCTGTATCTCCAGTACCTAGTTTCCAGTGTCAAGTGAGTAAGATCGCTGTTGACAGAGATACATATTGTAGAGCTCTTGCGTACACCTCTCACGCACACTCACCTATTATATTGTTGCTATTCTTTTAATTGTTGCTAATTTGTTTTGCAAGTCATTAACATTACCTGCTCTATTTTCGCACTCATCTTTGTAAGATTGATATCGCCATTTAGGTATAAAATCACCATTTGATACTTGATTAGCGTTTTTAATGTAATAGTTTTTAACACAATACTTTAACAAG